GTGGAACGCATCGAGGGCGGCACCTACCCGGCTGGCTCCCGAGTGCCGTCTGTCGTGGAGCTGTCGACTGAGTTCGGGGTGGCCGCTTCGACGGCGCAGAAGGTGCTGGCGCACCTGAAGGCGGAGGGTCTGGTACGCGCGGAGATCGGACTGGGAACATTTGTCGCCGACCGGTGATCGTCATATGCCGTTCGTCGCCGCATCCTGGGCGATGTCAGACCCGACGCCTAGACTTCTGTGCATGATCCCCACTCCCCCGGACCGTGGCCGCGTGCGGCCTGCTGCGGTCGTGAATGAGGAGATCCGCCAGCTGTGGCTTGATCCGCGGGTGCGCCTGTCGCCTGAGACGCGGGCCCGGTATGAGGTGCTGGTCGCGGAGTGGACGCGCGCCGAGCAGGCGGAGTCACTGCGGGGCGGGATCGTCGAGGCGGCGTGACGAAACCCCGCGCATTGGCGGGGTTTCGAGGAAGTCAGGGGCGATCCGCCGGGAGGGTCCGCAGCGCACGGGAGATTGATGATTGGTTGAGCCCGACGGTGCGACCGGCCTTCTGTTGCGACCCCGTGAGGCCAATCAGGCGCTCCAGCGTCCAGGCGCGCTCTTGGGCGGCACGGGCGAGTTCCGCCTCAGCCTTGCGCAGTTCGAGCTCCGCCTTGGCCCACTTATGGAAAGCGGTGACCTTGTCGTCGGTGTCAAGATCCTCGAAGACGAGGACACTCCACAGGTCACCGGTGTCGCGAGCGGGTTCCTGGTAGCGCTTCATTGCGGCGGCCCGCGCACGTTCGGACATCTCGGGGTCAGCCGGTGCGACGTCGAGGGTCTGCTCGCCCTCGACGATCTCGTTGGCGTATTCGAGCCTCACGGATCCGTGATCGAGGACGTCGTACAGGGTGTGGGAGATTTCGAATTGGTAGTCGCCGAGCAGCACTGGCTCGGCGATAGCACGTCGGTCGGGGTCGATGTCGTAGGCGACGAGGGTGTAGACGCCGCCCCTGCCGTCGGTGTAGCGGGTGCCGATGGGCGAGCGGTCTTCGAGGCGCTGAGTGTGTTCGGTGATGGGCTTCGGCGTGATGGCCATGCTGTCCTCCCCTACCTGAGAGCACCATCATGCACCCCCTGCATACGAGTGTCAATGCAGGGGGTGCATGATCTGCGATGTAGGATCTGCTCGTGGCTATCGAACTCCCCGCCGATCTGATCATGCTGGAACGTTTCGCCTGGGCTGAGATCCAGGCCGGGACGCTGACCGTGGACACCGCGCATGCGGTGCAGCAGCGGATCAGGGAGTTCGCCACCGAGGGCGGGCATGAGCGGCTGGCTGTCGAGACGCAGCTGAAGCGGGCCGTGCGGCATTCGAAGCCGGAAGCGGCCTAGCGTCTGACTACGGGATCCACCGGCAGAACCACAGGTAGTCGACGCCATTCCAGAACCCGTCGATGATGTCGCGCAGCAGGCGGGAGATCACGGCCGCCACTCCTCGCGGTAGCCGGGCCGGTCCGCGTAGGGGGCGGCCAGGTCGCGCAGCTCCGGGCAGTTTTGCAGCTGGACCGGATAGACGACGGTGCCGTCCGCCTGCGTGTACGCGTGGGCTGCGCAGTACGGGTACTCCTCCGCCCACTCGTTTCCTGGCGGGATGGGGGCGGCGTGATGCCGCGCGAGGACCCGCCGCTTGGCGTCGATCTCGCGCAGCACCGACGCCGGGTCGTGGGTAACGATGTGATTCGCGATCGTCCGATCGCCCGCGTAGAACTCATCCTCACCGACGTCGACCGTGGCCGACGCCGCCAACTCCCACGACAACCGGTTCCCCGAGCCGTCCCACTGCACGGCCTTCGCGGTCCCCTCGTCCTCGTCGAGCTGCTCACCGAGCCACTTCACCAGGTCATCGCTCATAGGGCCTCCGGATGCAGAGCGCCCCGCCCGGCGCTGTACGGGCGGGGCGGCAACGCTGCAGCCACAGCGCGGATAGATGGACACAGCGTAGTGCCGGCTGCCGACAACCGGGTCATGGTGAGGTGCCCTCTGCGCCCTCCTTGTCCGTTGGGCGTTGGGGCAGTTCCGCGTCAGGGAGTCCGGCGTACCAGGCCCACAGCTCTTCGGTCTTCTTCGATCGGTTGGAGCCTCCCGCCGCCGCGGCAGCGTCGAACGCTTTCTTCACATGCGCCGCCACGCGCACAGGGGCTACGTCGCCGCTCCCGGTCGCCGGCCTTCCACGTTTCCTGGCCTCGCCATTTTCCGTCATACAGAAAATCATGGCGCACCCCCTTGACGGGCGCAAGGGCCGAGAGGAGTATCTGTATTACAGAAACAAGGCAGGGCAAGAGAACAGCACCACAAGCCCCGGGACCGGTCTCAACGGACGTAGCCGCAAAGGCAGACCAGGGCACGCAGGCCGGGTGGAGAGTAGGCCATACCCGCATAGCGCGGTGAGTCTCCCGGTGCAGCAAATCTCTCAAGCACGACTCGGGTAGCCCTTAGCGGGGAGCGCGAGCACGGCGCGGAAGCCCTCCGTCCCTTAGCGGGGACCGGTGAGCTTCTGGCACAACCGCTGGGCGGGGCGAGCTGATCCCTCCCCCGCCCAGCCAGTCAGATCGACCACGACACCAGGGGGCCTCATGAATGTCTTCGAGATGGTTCGCGAGATCTGGAGCCAGTGGCATGCCGTGATGATCCCGGTGGGCCTCGCCGTCATAAGCCTCAGCCCTTACGTCACCATCGAGGACCCCTCCTGACCACAGGCCGGATGGGGGAACTCCCCGCGCACGAACGCCGTTCCCCCGGCACGCTGGCCCCATGGCTACCGATCACCCAGTCGTCGTATATCCACCCGACGAGGAAGGCGGCCGGCGCGTGCGCGTCGACGGACAGATCTCCGGCCGCGCCTACTCGGTGCAGGACATCGCAGCGTTCATGCAGACCGCGGGCCTGCAGAGCTACGACGAGATAGACGTGGTCCGCTCCCCGCTCATCGAGTGGCGCGGCGGCGGACCAGATGTCTGGTCGCACTGAGACGCACGAACGCCCGCCCCCGGTAGATGAGGGCGGGCGTAAGGCGAACGCCTCCGGGGGCCTCTACCCCGCCTCGCTGGTAGGCCCCTGTTTGGGCCGTCGATGGCGGGAGGGACTCGGTTGCCCGCGCCCGGCTGATCCCGGCAGACGCTGGCCCGCCCGGCTATACCGTTCCCGGGTGCCGAGGTTTCCCACGGCAGACGAGCGTGACCGGCACCAGGATGCCACGAGGAGCCGACAAGGAAGAGGCCCCCGCCAGGGCGGGGGCCTTGATTGCGGGCCTACCCCGCCAAGGAGGGCGAGTTGAGTCCGCGAGGTCTGGCGAGGTGCACTCGGCGGCCAGGGCGGCCGCACGCCGGACGGAAGCTGCCTACACCGCCAAGCGTGACGGTTCAGCTGCTACCACCAGGATGCCAGAACGCCCGCCGCGACGGGGGCGCAGCGGGCGCGGGATCAGTCTGGCATGAGGGGCTGACGCTCAGTGGATGTTCCGCCGATGAGCCTCGCGGCGGATCCAAACGGCGAGTCGCGCCGCCCGCTCGGCGCGTTCACGCTTCTCCCTCGTCAGGTATGGCGGAAGCGGTTTCGGGTCGCCGCCCGGTTCGAGGAACCAGTCCGCCTTCCACGTCGGAGGGAACTGGTCCGCGTAGGCGTACCAGTCGTCCCAGCTGATGCTGTGACCCGACGGAGGGCAACAGATGTCCGCATGGACGGCGTTGAAGAGTTGGTGTGTCTCCTCGCCGCCGAGTTCGGCATCGTGCGGCTCGCCGAGGTAGCGCGAGATGAACTTGGCGGCATTGACGCGGCCTATGGCCATTGAGTCCTCCAGACTCGTTGCTCCAGGCCCCGCGCCCACCAACAAGGTAGGGCACGATCAGCGATCTGTCTCAGGCGCCTTCCCCTGCTCCTTCTGCGCTGTCTCGGCTCGCTTCTTTCGCATGGCGGTGATGGTGTTGTCGGCTTCGCTCTGAGCTGGTTCGACGTAGTGCTTCCGTACCGTCGTGGACCCCGGCTTCCAGCGCCCCTGCCCGGTGGGGTCTTCGCCCGCTTCGGCAATCTCTTGGGCTGGTCCGCGTCGGAGTCCGTGGGCGGTGATCTTCGATGGGTCGGGTAGGTCGGCGAGCTTGGCGCGCGCCTTGACGATGGCACCAATGGCGTCGGGGGTGAGGAAGTCTCCGCGTTCTCCGGTGGCTCGGTGCCGGATGGTGCCGCCTCGGTTGATGTGCCGGAACAGCGGTCCGGTCGTGACGCCTTGGCGTCGGAGTTCTTCGAGCCAGGCGCGGACGCGGACGACGGGACAGGTCGTTGGGTCGTCCGGGTTGGCGGGCACGAAGGTGGTCTCGCCCTTGGCGGCTTGGTCTGTCTTGGAGAAGGCGACGAGGACGTGGATGCCGGTGGGCCCGATGGTCAGTTGCTCGATCAGCAGGTGGGCCAGCTCGGAGCGGCGGGAGAGCATGCCCCAGCCGAGGGTGAGGAGCGCGGCGTCGCGGGCCGCTTTGGAATAGTCGGCGTCGGTCTCGCTGGTGCAGGTGGCGACCATGGCGGCGAGCATGTCGGTGCGGATGGCGGGGGCCTTCTTCGCGGTGCGGCGTTGCGCCCAGCCGCGCGCGTGCTTGCGGACGGCCTCGCTGGCCTCCTTGGTGCCGGGCTGCTGGCCATCGTTGTGCCAGGAGCGGATCGCGGACATGGCCACCTGGATGGTGGACGGGGACTTGTCCTCCCGGATGAGGTGTCCGACGTATTCGACGAACGTGGCGGTGGTGCACGGCAGGTGGACGCGCCCGTTCGCGCGGCACCACGTCTCGAAGCGGTTCTGTGCGGATCTGTAGGTGCGGGACGTGTTCTCGGGCGGGGACTCGTCGAGGAGCTTGGCGGTCTCCTCGGAGATCCGGAAGTCGGCTTCGCTGTACGTCGGCAGGTCGGCCGTCGTGGGGATCGGAGCGTTGGGGCGCAGGATCGTGTGTCGGTCGACCATCGGCCGGGCGGCTGGCGCGGGCTCGGTCGCGACGGGGAGGTGGTCGTCGACCAGTTCGGCGTCGACGACCTCCGCCTCGTCGTCGCTCATACGGGGCCGACCCTGCGGAACGGAATGATCCTGGCGTCCGGCCGCTCGCGCCGCGGGATGGGTGGAGGGGTGGCCGCGCACTTCTGCTCTGCCTGCTCCCGGAAGACGTCCAGCTTCCTCCGGCCGCAGCAGTCACATTCGAGCACGCCCGCCAGCAGGCGCCAGTCGGGGTGGGCGGTCAGCAGCCAGGCGGGGTCGGAGGAGAACCCGGGGCGCCAGGTGGCGCCGCAGATACAGGTGTGGCCGGTCTTCTTCTGGGTGGGTCGCCGACGAAACGGGATGGGGTCGCTCATGGTCAGCCCTTGCCCAGGTGGGCGCGAGCGATGAGGAGGGCGCTGCGGGCCGGGCTGGGGAACGTGCCGGGGTCATCGAGGGTGTCTTCCTCGCGACGCATCGAGTCGGCGCGTTGGGCGGTGCTTCCTGCACGTTCGAGCATGGTCGCCTGCGCGGTGAGGAAGGTGGCGACTGCGGCATCGAAGATGTCGCCGGTGGCGGTGAGTTGTTCGGCGGCAGTTCGGATCTCGGTGACCTGGTGGCGGATGCGGGTCGCGGTGCCCTCGGCCCGGTCCGTCTCAATGGCGGTGGCTTCTCTTACATTGTCGTCCCAGTCGACACGTCGATGCAGGGTTGTCATGGGTCTCCCCTCTCTGGGCCACTCCCGAGAGCAGGCCCGTATAAGGGAAATTATACTGGGCTACCCACGGTAATGGCCGCCGTTGCGCGGAAGTTGGAGACGGCCCTCCGCATGACGACGGGCCTCACTCCGAGAGGAGCAGGGCCCGTGATACTGCATGTTATCGAGAGTCGCACATGGTCAACTAGCGGCGCGGGAGGACCCGTTGTTCGGATCAGTTACCGGGCGCCGACCCGAACAACTCCCCCGCCTGCCGCTTCTGCCCTACGGTGTCCCGATCAGCTCAACCTCGGGGGGACGTATGCGGATTCGTACTACGGCGGCAGTGGCCGCCATGCTTCTGGCGGCTCTGACCGCGTGCGGTGGCCGGGATGACGGTGAAACCGACGAGAAGCCACCCTCCGGCAAGGCGGCAGCGACGGAGAACCCGGGCAACGACGGCGACGGCATCGCGGCCGAGAAGACTCTAAAGCTCGGCGAGCCGGCGCAGACCATCGGCGATGAAGGCGTCGGCGTCCTTCAGATCACGCCGGGCACGACCGTGTACGCGAAGGCGGCCACCTCCGAGAAGCCGGAGAACGGTGTCTTCGTCGTGGTCACGATGAAGGTCAAGGCGATGACGGGTGTCGCGGCCGAGGAGGTGGCGCCGATCTCAGGTGGCGGCTGGCAGTGGATCGCTCCCGACGGGGAGTCGATCGGATGGAACAGCGGCAACTCGACAGCCGTCAGTACCGGCAAGTACGAGAACGCGGGCAAGGTTCAGCCCGGCACATACCACTGGGAGAGCGAAGTCTTCGACCTGACGGCCACGCAGGCGAAGGGCGGCACACTGATGTACACCGACGGCGACGGGACCGCGCACGAGTGGAAGATGCCGTCCACCGACACCGGGCCGGACGTCGCCGAGGTGAAGAAGGAACTCCAGCCCTGAGGAATAGCCGAAGGCTCCCCCAACCCGAACATTCGGGATACAGGGGAGCCTCCCCGGACCTCTCGGTATCCGGCTTCCTGGCGACCACGCACCCCTGCGGCTGCGGGGGTGTTGCTCGCTATCACCACCAGGAACCTACGGCCAGGATAGACGAATCGCCCCGTTCCCCTGCCGAGGCAGAGGAACGGGGCATCGTCTACTCGGCGGGCGGTTCCGACGGCGGCGGTTCCAGGAACAGCCCCTCGTAGGACGGCTGGGGTTGGGGTTCGGCGAGGCCGAGTTCGACGAGGCTGGGCATGTCGCCCGCGCTGTCATCGGTCCGGCGCTCCATGGGGCGCGGGTCAGGCATGGTCACACTCCCGTTCGGTTGTACTCGTCAACGAGCGGGTCGGCGGGTTCGGGTTCCATGCCTGCGCGCTCCATCTGCCGGCGCCACCGGTCTGCGCTCCGTGAGAACGCACGTAGCAGCGCGTCCGTGCGGAACTGCCGGTTGCGCAGCTCGCCGTTCTCTTTGTCCACCCGCTCGACGGTTGCCTGGAGGACCGCGAACTCCTGTGCTTTGGCCACTGGCGCGGCCTGAATGGCTGCCGCGGTGCGTGTCCCTCGGTAGGTGAACCATCCCGTCACCGCCACACCGATCAAGGTGATGCCCGCCCCGACCAGCCCCCAGATCCCGTTCACCCGGGTCTCCCCTCAGCCGCCTGGCCGAGGTTCTGGGGTGTTCCGGCATCAGGCGGGACTCGTGATGCGCACCAGATCACCCCACAGTGCGATGTGATGTACCAGCCGAACAGGAACAGCCCGCGAGGATACTCGCCGAGCAGTCCGGACCAGCCGTAAGTGAACGCCCAGAAGGCAGGCGGGGTGGAAGCGGCAACGAATCCGAGGCCGTCGCGTCCGAACTTGAGCCACGCGCTGATGAACGTGACGGTGCCGCAGAAGATCCACAGCCATGCCCAACAGTGCAACGGCGCGAAGCGCAGCAGCATGCCGAGGCCGTCCTTTGACCAGGGCGGGGTGAAGATGAAGGAGAAGCCGAAGCAGACCTTGCCGACTCCCATGAACGCGAGGAAGGGTCCGCGTCTGCCGAGCCGCTTACGCAGCCATCGGGCCGCGCGGCACGGCACCTACGCCGCCGGGCGGACGGGCGCGGTGGTCGCCGGCGCGACCTGGCCGCGGGTGAGGAGCCCAAGGACCGCGAGGACGATGGCGTTCAGGGCGCCGACGGTCTCCTGGCCGACGTTCAGGCCGTAGGCGGCGAGGAGCGCGACCGCGGCGGCAACGAGACCGGTGAACGCGGACGGTGCGATCGGGCGGGTGATGACGGCGGTGGTTGCGGCGAACACCGCGCTGATGACAGCCACGATGGCTGCTGACTGCTCGGCGGACAGCCCGTCGAAGCCGAAGCTGACGAGCAGTGACAGGCCAGCGGACACTGTGGCGATGATGAGAGCAGGCTCTCTGCCCAAAATCTTCATGGCGTCCTACTTCCAGTACAGGCCGCGCAGGCGCGACGTGGTGATGGTGATGGCTCTCTGGTCGTCGGCTTCGACGGGCCAGTAGCAGGCTTCGAACCGAAGCTTCTCGGCGGCGCCGATGGACCCGGAGTTGTGGAAGTCCGCGAACGTGCTGCCGGCGGTGCCCTGGCGTTCGCTGAGTCCGGCTGTCCAGCGGGAGCCGTCGGTGCGGTAGTGGTAGAAGCGACCCTGCAGCGTGGCACCGTCGGGGAGTTCGGCAGTGAGCTGCGCCATCGCCTGGTAGGCGGTCGCCCCGGAGAGGAGGTCGACACCCTCGATCGGGATGGTGGTCCACTTGCCGGGCACGAGGGGCCGGTCGGCCGTCTCGTAGCGGCCGATCGTGTGCGGCACGTCGTCCTCCTGGGCGGGTGTTGTGGTGTCGCCTTTGGCGGTGGCGAGGATCGCTGTGATGGGGAGCGCCCCGGGGTCGCCGTGGTCGTTTTCGGGGACGTGCTGGTGGCCGCAGTGCCCCTTGAACGCGTTCCACTGGCTGCCGGTCATACGGACGGAGCTGTTGCCGTAGCTGGAGGGGTAGGCCTTGAACGCGAGGCCGCTGGAGAGAGGAACGCCGTGTTGGTCGTGCGCCCACTTCGCGAAGGCTGCAAGGTCGCGGATCGCCCAGTCGGGCAGCTCCGGCGTGTACAGGTGGGTGTAGCCGGCGCGGCTCCACTTGGTGTGGGTGGCCGGGTCGCAGGTCCCGACGATCTCGACCTGGCAGGCGTTGAGCGTGTTCGTCTCCACGCCGCCGGCCTTGTTCACGAGGGCGCGCGAGGACACGTCGAATTCGAAGTGCTGGTACCAGACGAGTCGCTTCGCCGAGAAGTCCGGCTTGGCGGTGAAGTTAGGCGCCTCCGCTCCCCCGCCGTAGGAAGGGAGGCTGGTGCCCTCTGTGGTGTGCCAGACGATGACATTGGACTCCATCGCGGAGCCCGGATACTTCGAGCCGTACCAGTAGGTGGCGCTGGCTCCGGGGTAGCGCTGCGGGCCGCTCTTGGCCACGATCCGCCCCCTTTCTAGTAGTCCCAGGTGACGGCGACGAATTGGGCGTGTTCGAGGGCCCACGGCTGATCGTGGTCGTGCCAGACCTCGACGCCGACGGGCTGGTTGGCCTGGCCGGCGAAGAACCAGCTGGTCGTCTCCCAACTGCGGCCGGGGGTGGCGAGGTGGTCGGCGGCTCCGGTGTCGTCACGGATGCCGTGAGGGTCGCGGACGAAGCGGCTCATGAACTGCCGCGGCCTGCTGTCGCCGTCAGGGGTGGTGATGGCGGCCCAGCGGAGGTTGCGGGCCCACAGGAAGTCCCCGTCGAACGGCGGCATGATCATGCTGAGTTGCCGGGCCATGCTCCGGTCGTTGCTGATCGTGCGTTCGTAGGTGACGAGCGTCCACGTTTCCGGCGGGATGGGCTGCGGCTTGTCACGGAAGAGCTTGCAGACCGTGGCCATGGGCGCCTCCTCAAAGGCTGCAGAAGGTGCCGTTGAAGGAAACCCACGGCGGCTGGATCTTCGGGTTGGCGGTCGACGTGGTGGTGCCGACGATCTGTATGCGGCCATCGGTTCCGATGTCGAGTTTCACGGAGAGGACATCGGAGTCGGTGGTCGAGCAGGCTCCGGTGAGGGAGCGCAGCGAGGAGGGGCGGGCGGCGGTGACCAGGGGTGTGTTGGTGACGAAGCCGCCGTTCGGGATGACCTTGGGGCTTCCGCTGTAGGTGATGTTGACGGCGCCGCGCAGCATCAGTGTGTCCTCGCCGAAGAGGTTCACGATGCGGTACTGCAAGTTCCCGTTGCTGTTGCCGTTCTGGGTGAAACCCGAAGCCAGCGACACGGTCGTCCACGCCTTGTTGCCGGACCCGATCACCACCCAGGTGCTGCCGTCGTACACGGTCAGCAGGTCGACATCCCTCAGCCATGCCACCATGCCCTCGACCGGGGCGGTGAGGATCGCGGATCGCTCGGACGAGGACGCGAACCGCATGTTCGTGCGGGGCGCGATGGCGTTCCCTAGATCCTTCGCGAGCTTCGCGGCATCAGGCGGGTCGGTGAGCGCGGCGATGCTGATGCCCTGCCCGTAGTCATCGGTGGTAGGCATCAGACCTCCGGGACTTCCGTGGACACCGACGCCGTGCGGCTCACCGTGACGGTGGTGGCACCCTCAAGGCCGGAGGCGGCCCGCGCCAGCTCCCAGATGAGGGAGGGCATGGTGTCGTCTGTGACCGGCGAGTAGTCGCCCTCCTGCAGCGTGATGTCGATCATCGATTCGCCGCCGTTCACGACGACGCGGTACGTGGCTGGAGCAGCCATAGCGGCCCTTTCAGGTGAGCGGGTAGCGAAAGCCCTTGAGGGAAAACCACTGCGTGTCGACGTCGCCCGCAGCAGCGGAGATGAGGGAGACGGTGCCGTCCGTGTCGAAGTCGACCTTCACGCTGTGGACGACAGAGGTGCTCAGCGAGACCCCCGTGATCGAGGTGGCGTTGCGGGGAGCGACGAACGAGGCACGCGCAGCGGGCCGAAACGTGGAACTGAGGGCGGCCGAAAGCACGTTGGCGGTCTGGGCGCCGCTGGCGCGGGTGGCGCCGCCGTCCCACTCCATCCACCAGCCGCCCTGCCAGTTGATGCGCCTGTAGCGGATAGGCCCGTTGTTGTTGCCCTGGCTGGTGGTGTTGCCCTGCGTATAGCCGGTACCGAGTGCCGCTGTCGTCCACCCCGGGTCGCCGCTGCTCAGTCGCCCCAGGGCTAGCCAGTTGCCGCTGCTCGACTGGGTGACGGCGATGACGTCGCCGACCAGCGGCAGGGTGTACGTCTCCAGGCGGCGCACAGTGATGCCGTCGGCTGTGACGATGGTGCCGTTCCCGTTAATGGTCTGGACGGTGGCGAGCCGCCAGTCGGCCCCCCGCACCGACGGAGTGGTCGATCCTGCGGTGACAGCTTGCTGCTGGAGGGCGTCGGCAAGCTGCCGCACCGAGCTGTGCGGGGACTTCATCCGTCCTCCTTCGCGGAGATCGTCGCGATGGGGAAGTCGCCGCCTGCGTCCAGCGGCACAGTGAAGCTCTGTACTTGGTGGAGCTCACGGCTGCCGTCGGGGTGGATGACGCGGATGACGTCGCCGCACTCCAGGGCAGGATTCGGCAGCGAGGAGAAGTCGCCGGAAGCGTTCGGGGCCTTGCCGGCGGCGAGCTTCAGGTTGGCGGCCTGGGCGCAGGCGTTGACGGTGATGAGGGTGCTCGAGCTGTAGAAGTCCGGCCGCCGCCCGTAGGGGCCGTTCCAATACGTCGGGGAGTTCGGGTCCGCGTCGACGGCGAGGTAGGAGACGGGAGGGACGTTTTCCTCGGTGTTCTCGCCGCGCGCCAGCCAGCCGTTGCGGACCCCATCGCTGCTCATGGCCCTGCTGCCCGAGACGTACACGCCCCGTTCCCCGGCCGCGACCTCCCAGACCGCGGGCGTCGCCTCGGGGTCGGGCAGGGCGGCGATAACGAACACCCCGTCAGCGTTGGTGTAGCACTCGGCGCCTGCAGCGGCGACGATCTCCTGCACGCCGGCCCAAGGGTCAGCCTCGATGTCGAATGTGCGGGCGCCGATGGGTGCGTCATCGATCAGGCTGATGACGTCGGCGTCGGGCAGGGATCGTTGGATCAGTGCGGTCGCCGCGCCGACGACTGTGCCGGTCGCCTTATACGGCTCGGTGAGCTTGTCATCCGCTACGCACGCCTCGAGGCTCTTGCCTTGCAGCGTGACTGGTCCGTCGGTGGGATCGCCGTCGACGGAGTCGAGACGGAACACGCCGAGGGGGACCAGCTCACGGCTGCCGTCCCCGTACTCGACGCCGCGGGCAATCCGTAGGCGGGCGCCGTAGGTGGCGAGTTCGTCGTCCGGTGCGCGCGGTATGAGTGAGACGTCAGCTGTGGTGACGGTGCAGGTGCGGCGGATGGCCTGCCCGCGGTCTACCGGCACCGACCCGCCGGTGTGCTCGATCGTCACGACGCTGCCGTCGGTGCGGAAAAGCTGCACCTGGGTTGCCGGGTTGTGGGATTCGGCGAGGCGGGGCAGGAAGCGGTCGCTGACGGGGTACACGATCACCCCGCTCTGCGGTCGAGGAGGACGTCCTCCCATGTGGCATACGCGGTCAGGACGTCGCCCCACGTATCGAATCCGGTCAGAATGTCCTGCCATGTGCGGCCTGCACTGTCACCGACTGCGGTGGTGTTGGGCAGGTCGGCCTCCATCAGGGGCAGCGTCCAGACCCGCCACGATTCGCTGGCCAGGGCGACCACGCGCGCTTCGGTGGCTTGGGCGACAGTGACGTACATGTCGGTGACGCCCATGCCTGGTGCGGCCTGCCACAGCAGCACGTTCCCCGAGTCGAGCAGCCAGTGCAGTGCTGCCCGCTCGTCGTCGCTGCGTGTCCAGAACGACAGATCGCCTTCGAGGCCGCCGCGTACACCGCTGAGAACGACGGCGTTACGGCGGCCCTTGACGCGGTAGACGGACTGCTCGATGGGCCGTGTCCAGTCCGGCGCTTTCTCCACCAGCACCTTCACGTTGCGCTGCGGGTGCCCAGGGTCCTTCAGCCAGGCCTCGTTCATGTCTCCGACGGGGATGGTCACAGCGTCTGAGTTGCGGGTCGCCGGGGTGGTGGCGCCGTCGGGCCACAGCTCTATGCGGTACGACACCGAGACGCCGAGGGGCGCCTCGTAGTCCTCGATGATGACCAGGTCGGAGGTGATGAGTGTCTTGTCGAGGAGGCCGGCCGGGCCGCGGACGAGAGCGCGGCTTCCGTCGGCGCCCACCCGGTAGACGGTGAGGTAGTCCCCGACCGTGAGCTCCCGCAGCATCAGAGTGATCGATGCCGATTCTTCGATCACGGTGACGGCGGTCAGGGGCTGGGCCTGCCACAGGGCGGGCGTGTCGATGTACAGGGCGCTGTTGGTGGCGCCTGCGGTGAGGGTGAGTTCGATGGCCGCTTGGGTGGCCGTCGCGGGCACGGCCGCGTCGGTGGTCATCTGGTACCAGTTGGCACCCGGGAACGAATACGTGCTGCCGCCGGTTGTGCCGAGGTCGGCGTTGGCGGCGTCGTACCAGCGGACCTTGAGGTTGATGGTCCATGAGCCCGCGCCGAGCTTGGTGATGATCTGTGCTCGGTAGCTGGTGCCCACGCCTCCGGGGGCCGCGAACTTCGCCGACCGCAGCGTGCTGGCTGTTGCTGTCGTCGACGAGACGGCGAGGGAGTAGGCGCCCTCCCAGAACGCGGTCCCCCACGGAGTGGAGCGGCCGATGACGGCTACTCCCGTCGGACGCGTCCACCCGGCGACGCCCTGCTCGAACGACCCGTCGGCATAGGGGAGGATCGTGCCCGCCTGAAGGACGGGGGCGACCGTGACGACGGCGTCCTCCACCCGCAAAACCTGGCCGCCCGAGGCGCCGTTGATTCCGGTGGCGATGCTGCACGTCGCGGCGTTGGCAGGGGCGATAGCCGAGGCACGCTGCCGGTACCAGCCGCTGCCCGGCGAAGGCTGAGCCAGCGACGAGCGGGTTGCAGCGACCTGGTTGCCGTTGACGTCGTAGTACCGCAGCTCCACCCACGTGTCCGCCGCCAACGTGGGCGGGTTGAGGTAGGCGTAGGCCTGATAGTCGGTGCCCGGCGTCACCGCCGGCCTGTCGGTGGATACCGCGGCCGCGTTGCCCGCCCCGGTCGCCGTGATGGCGATCGTGTGGCCGCCGACCAGGTAATTGTCGACAGACCAGGACACGGCAGGCACCTGCCGTGTTACCGCCGCGTTGACCTCCGGGACCCACCCCGAGGCGTCGATCTCTGCGCTTTCGGTGTTGAACGCGAAGAGATTGCCCACGGTGCGGATCGGGAGTCCGAGGTAGACGTTCTCCCAGTACTGGTTGACCAGCCCTGCCGCCGGAGTCGACGACAGCAGCACCTGCGCCTGCGCCGTCCCGGCCGGGGCCATCCCGGCCACGCCCACCCTGTGCCATGACGACCAGGCGGACGCCGTATACAGCGACCAGGTCACTGAGATTTCGGTGCCGGTGGCTGTGAGCCAGCGGATTCCGATCCGTTCCACGACCGTGCCCGCGGCGTCGGCGAACGTCTGGTAGACGGTGCCGGCGGTGACGGGGTAGGAGGAGACGGTGCGGGCTTGCATCTCCCCGGCCGCCACCGACTTGACTACCAGGCAGCCGTCACCGACCCGGCCTCCGGTGCCCTTAGCAAGCGTGCAGTTGAGCTTCGGAGTCCAGCCCGAGGTGTTGGGGTCGACTTCTGATGTGGTCGCCGACAGGAGGTTCCCGGGGATCGCCACAGGTCACCTCCTGCCCGCGCGCACAGTGGTGGTGAGGGCAGAGAAGGTCTGCTGCACCTCACCTCGGACGTGGCCGAGGAACTCGCCGCTGTCGAGGCTGAGTGTCCCGGTGAACTCCCCTCCCCCGCCGCCGCCACTCGCTGACAGGGCGATCCGCGACAGGGCGTTGGCCTGCGTCGAGGTGAACACCGGCTCGGGGCGGCCGGTGCCGTTGTAGGCGAGGTTGAGGCCGGGCTGAAGGTAGCCGCCCTGGTCGTACCAGTGCGGGCTCCTGGACAGCCATTTCGAGTAGGCCCGTGCCGGGCTGCCGTAGTCCGGACGGCCCTTGATGTACCCGAGTCCCCACCGGATCTGCGTCTTGTAGTTGGTGAGGTAGTCGGCGCCAGCGGACCGCATCTTTGATGCTGGGAGCGATTGCGGGATGCCGTAGGCGCCTGAGCTGCGGTTAAGAGCGTCCCAGCGCCAGTTGGACTCACCGGTCCACAGCTTCTTCAGCGGCCCGAACTGCGAGGGCCCCCACCCGTAGCGGTGCAGGATCGACTTGGCGTACTGCTGGGCGGCACCGACTGCAGCGCCAGGGAATCCCTTGCCTCCCCCGCCGGTGAGGAACGGCATCGGATCGACAGGCCTACCACCGCGTCGCGCCTCCAGGTGGAGGTGCGGGCCTGTGGTGTTACCGGTCGCACCGACCTCGCCGATCGTCATGCCGCGGTTCACGTGCTTGTGGAGCTTGGTGAGGATCGCTGACATGTGGGCGTAGAAGCTGGACAGTCCTCCGCCGTGATCGATCTGGACATGCTTGCCGTAAGGGCCGCCGGAGGCGACCTGGGAGACGGTGCCGTCGCTGACTGCCCGGATCGGGGTGCCGGTTGCGGCGGGGAAGTCGAGGCCGGTGTGGCGGCCGGAGGACCACATGCTGCCGCGCACGCCGAAGCGAGTGCCGTATTTGGCGTTGACGGGCTTGAGCCATTCGCCTCCGCCGCCACCGGCGAACATCGACGACACCGCGTTGACGATTTTGTCCTTGAGGCCGGTCACCATCTTGACCGGGATCTTTGCGACGGCTTTACCCATGGGTGCCGCACCGACGCCCCTGGCGACTTTGCCGAGGATGGGCTTGACGAGCTTCGACCACACCTTGGAGGGGTGGGCGATCAGGTCGGCGCCGGTCTTCGCCCAGTCGATGCCCTTGCCGACGATGTCGCTGGTGGTGTCCTTCGTCCAGTCCCATGCGTCGCCGATCGGCCCGAGGAACCCACCCTTCGCCATGAGCTTGGTGCCCGCTGCGGCATGCAGAGCTCGCGCCCGGTTGCGGTACTTCGGATCCGTCGGGATCACGAACTCGGGGAAGCGGCTGTTCCCCTCGCCGACGATCGCCGTCGGCTTGTTGACCTTCATCGGGCGGGCAGAACCGAAGCCGTCGCCGACAGTGCCACCACGAGCCAGAAGCTTCGGCGCGTCGGGGAGCTCGGGGAGGTGCACGAACTTGGCGACCTTGTCCCAGACGGCCTTGATACCACGCGTGTACACCCACTTGATCACGAAGTTCACGGGGGCAGCCGTGATCTTCTTGATCTGCCCGAAGGCCGTACCGATCGCGTCCTTCGCCTTACCGAAGGCGACACCGACAAGGCGAACGGCGGCTTTTATCTTGTCGAACGCAGGCTTAAGCCCCTTGCTGTAGAGCCACGACGCGCGGTCAGCGATCCACCCGAACGTCGGCTTGATCGCGGACCGGTACAGCCATGACGCCACGCTGCCGATGCCACGGAACGCCGGCCCCAGCGCGGTCCTCCAAAGCCACTTCCCCACGCCGCCCACGAACCGGAACGAAGCGGCAATGCCGTCCATGGCGGGCTTCAGCGCCACCCGGTACAACCAGCGGCCCGCAGCGCCAATCCCGTCAAACGCAGGCTTGACTGCCTTCTCGTACAGCCACTTCGCGAGAGCCCCGATGCCGCGGAACGCCGGCCCCAGAGCCGTCCGCCACAACCACGTGCCCACCGCGGCCAGCACTCGGAAGGCAATCACCACGGGGGCGACCAACACCACCACGATGACCGCCGCGAGGATGCGGGCCGCCAAGCCGATGCCCTGGAAGGCGGGCGCGAGGATCGTCCGCCACAACCATGTCGCCCAGCGGCCCACCGCCTGCGCGGCAGCGACGATCCCGTCGAACACCGGCTTCAGGAAGCCGTTCCAGGCAGTGGATGCCGCGGTCTGGATCCCGGACCATGCCGCCTGGACGATCTGGCGGAACCAGCCGAAGTGCTTGTAGGCGTAGACCACGGCTGCGACGAGCGCGACGATCCCAACGATCACGAGCGTGATCGGGTTGGCGTCCATCACCAGGTTCAGCGCGAACATGGCGAGCGTCCACAGGCGGGTCGCGATGTAGGCGAGGTACATGCCCTGGATCAGCCACGGCAGCGTCGTCGCGATCGACGCCAGCCCGCGGGCCAGCGCGCCGAGGATCTGCAGGATGGGCCCGGACAGTGGCTCCAGGGCTCGGGCGACCTGGTAGAACGCCGAACTGATGTCACCGATCGCAGCGGCCACGATGGGCCCCTGAGTCGCCGAGTAGGCCAGGAACCGTTCGAAGGCGGGCGAGCCCTTGAGGCCGGTCCCCCAGGCGGCGAAACGGCCGGTGATCCGCTGCATCGTCGCCGAGATGGAGTCCATGTGCGGCAGGAAGGCCTGCACGATGCCGCCCATGCCCTTGAACAGGTTCGCGAAAGCGACACCCATACCGATAATCGCCGGTTTCACGGCGCCAGCGAGGTCGGTCTTGAACTCTTTCCAGCCCTCCGACTTGAACCCGCGAGACGCCCGGTCCTGCAGCTCACCGATCGCTTCCGCAGCCGCCTTCACGAACGGCGTCAGGCCGGGCAGGCTGTTCTTCAGCCCGTTCAACGCCCGCGTGAAGATCGGCATCACAGTGGGCTGCAGCGCCTCCGACCACGCCTTGAACGCAGTTCGCAGCAACAGGAACGCGTCGAAAGTCTTCCGCGCCGACGGCGTCAGCTTGTCCAACGCCGCCTTGTACTTAGCCTGAGCGACGGCAGCCTGATCCACGCCCCCGGCTGCAGACTGCGACGCGGAGGCAACCTGACGTTGGGCAGAGGCGATCGAGTCAGCCGCCGATTCTTGCGCGGAGACCAACGCCTCCTGGGCACGTGCAACCGAACGGGCGCCGTCTTCCTGAACCCGCGTGACGTTCCGCTGGCTCTCGGCGACCTTCTCCTGCGCCTGCGCTATCGCCTGCTGGTTCTGAACCTGCGTGAGCGCAGCCTCCTGCTGCGCCTTCGCCAACCCCGACTGCTGAGCGACGACATCGCGCTGCGCCGCGGCCAGCCGCTCCTGCGCGGAGCGGACCGTGTCAGAACCCTCAACGCCCGCCTTATCAGCGCGCGCCTTCTCCGTCTTCAGGTTCTTCGTCTCCGCCTGCTGCTCCCGGAGCCGCTGAACCGCCTGGTCATAGGCAAGCTGAGCGCGCTGCTGCTCCAGCAGACTCGCCTTCGACCCGGCGGCCTGCGTGGCCAGCAGGCGAGTACGCGCCTCCTGCACCGACAGCGCGGCATCCCGCTCGGACAGCTGGGCATTCGTCAGGCGGTTCGACAGGTCCTCCAGCTCAACTGCCGCGTCCCGGCGGGCCTGGGTCAGATCGAGCTGCGCCTGCCGGGCCGTGTGCTGAGCGTCGACGAGGGACTGCTCGGCCTGAGTTACGCGCTCGTTCGCCGACTGCATGCGGTCAGCGGCCTGCTGGCAGGCGTCCGCGAGATCCTGGCGGGCCTGCTTAACCTGCCTGGCGGCGCTGACGTTGTTCTCCGCCGCCGTCCGCACCGCGTCGGTGACACCTTGCTCCGCCTGCCTGATGGCGCGCGCCGCATTGCGGTGTGCGGATGCCAGGGCCTGCTGCGCACCCGCCATCTGCAAGGCCTTCGAGGCGCCCTGCCCGGCAGCCTGGCCGCCCTTGATCGATGCAGTGGCTGCAGCGTCCTGAGCGGCCTTCTGCGCCTGCAGGGCGCCGGCCATGCCGACGAACGCCGGGATGGCAACAGCCGCGAGCGCACCGACACCGACGCCAGCAGTGACCGCCGCCGCGGCGATGGCACCCATGCCCGCGGCCAGGATCGGGATGGCAGGGATCGCCGCTACCGACCCGAGGGCCACCGTCAACTGAAAGATCCCGCTCAGTGCCTGCGTGTTACTGACGTTGAAGCGGATCGTCTTCCGCTCGTCGACCGCGGCGATCGCAGCTCGCACAGCGGCCAACTGCGACAGGGCGGAGGCGGTGTCCGCCCTCACCTGCACGTTCGGGTGCTTGGCGCCGAGACGCGTCAGGTCCGCCTCGATCTGCTTGATCTCGGCCTTCGCTGCAGCTGCGTCGATATCGATGCCGATGCGCTTGTTCGACAGGCGCTCCATGCGGGCGCGCAACTCCTGGAGCTCGGCGTCCGCCTCCGAGGTGTTGGCGTCGATCTGGAGCTTCGGCAGCGACCGGAACGCCGCTTCGAGGCGAGTCTTCAGCGCGCGGGAGAAGGCCCCGGCGGTCTCGTCACCGCCGCGCACTGCCGCAGGGCGCGCGTTGCGGCCTCCCTGGGTGACGCCGTCGCGGATCGCGTCCCGCAGGGCAGAGGTGATGCGGGCAGCGATCTGCTGCCCGATCTGCTCACCGATCCGCAGCCCGACATCGCCGACCTGCGCCTGCATCGCCGGGCCGAACGAGCGACCAGCCGCGTTGCCCGCATCCTCACCGGCACGCGTCGCCGCCGGGACAAGCCCGGAACGGAGCCGGCTGTAGATCCCTTGAGTGTTCGGGATGACATCGACTTCGACACTGCCGACCTGGATCGCCACGAGGAGGCCTCCCCCTCACAGCGCTACGCAGCGCCCCCGTTGATCAGTTGGAAGAGACGCTCGCGGGCCGCATCGGTAATCTTCGGTTTGGGTTTGCGCGGCTTCGCGCCAGGCCTCGCGGTGGGTTCGGGCGGTTCCGGCCGGTCCCGTTTGTGCTCGACGTTCGAGCAGACCGTCACGTACTCCAGCCGTTTCACCGCGTCGAGTACCGAAGCGGTGAGCTGCTCCAGCTGCGACCAGCGGCCCCGTTCCGGCTCACCGTTCTCGGCCTGCTCGGCAAGTTCCTCGTCGGTGAGCTCGTTACGCAGCGCGGTCATCGTGGACGACTCGGGCGGCAGGTGCTGGATCAGGACCCGCAGTTGCCGCCACGTCATCTGTCCGCGGTGCACGTCGAGCACGTCACGCCGGTAGTAGCGCCAGAGGTCGGCTTCTACCGCTTCCGCGTGCGCCTCGTAGACCTGTTGGGTCCACGCGATTTTCCCTGGCTCTCGCCCGACCTGGCCATGGCGTCCTCGACGAAGGCTTCGAACTCGTCGTTTGTCGGGTCGACTTCGAAATAGAGCTCGAGGTCTTCGGGATGGACGATGGCCTCGGCGAAGGCCTCGAACAGCCCCTGGCGGAGATAGCTCTGCCAGGACTGCCGCCAGGCGCCGGGCGGCACCACGCGGATTTCCTCGTCAGCGAGGAGGGCCGTCACGAAGTGGCCTTCCGCCTCGGCTTCCTGCGCTGCCGCCGCGTCATCGTCTTCGAAATCCTCTTCCGGCTCGGTTTCCCGAGCGGCCGGCGCGGCCTGGCGGGGCGGTCGGGCGGTGGTCTTCTTGCGGGCGGCGGTCCTGGCGTTGGCTGCCATGGCGCGGGCCTCCTTCATCTACGGCGCGGGCAAGGGGGTACAGAGGTGGACGGGCCAGGCCCGCGCCGGCTGGCATAGCGGCCCGTCCACCAGTCGAAGGGGTCAGGAGCCGGTGTACTCAGGCGTCGCCGGGACCTTGTCGCTGTGGTAGACCGTGTTGCCTTCGGCGTCCGGGTAGGCGGTGACCGTGATCTCGTAGGCGCTCATTTCATCCTGCTTGAACGTCACATCGGACCGATCGCTCACTTCGCCCTGGGGCACGTAGAACCCCTTGGCCGTGTCTCCGTCCATGACCAGGAACCACCAGGCGCGACGGTCCGGCACCGGGCTCGCGGTCTCCGCGAAGCTCGTGATGCCGCCCACGGGCTCAAGCTCCCCGGCGGGAAGCCGATACATGATGCTCTGGACAGCGACGCGTGCTGTCTCCCAGAGCGTCACCTTGAATGTCCTGACGGACTTCGTGATCTGCGTGCGGAACGGGCTCGTGAGACCCCACGGCGTGAACTCCTGGCTGTCCTCGTCGAAGCCATAGGTGAGACCGTCGTCCGAGATGGCGCCGAGCGGCTCCCACGGGGCGACCGGCTGGACCAGCGGCGAGGCGGGCGCCGTGGTGCCGGTATCGGCCGTCCAGCCTCCCCCGTTGGCGCCGATGACGGTGAGATCCGCGGCGCGGGTGATGTTGACCATCGTTGTCTCCAGACATGCGTGAAGCCCGCGCACGGGCGGGATCAAGGGTCCGGCGCGGGCCCGCAAACGGTCAGGAGACCGGGTGGCTGTACATCTGGTAGGTGGCGCCGACACGGCGCAGGGAGGTGTTCTCATACGGCCTGGCCGCAGGGCGGGTGACCGTCGAGACCGACCCAACGACCGCCGTCTCCGTGGCCGTGCCGCGCAGCCCCGTCAGCAGCAGGCCATGTACACGAGCGGCAAGCGCCACGGCTTCCTGCCGGGTGGAGGCGTAGGTGTTGATGTCGACGAGGGCACGGTCGAGACGGAACCCGTCATCACCACCACCCACCACCTCCACCTGCACCGTGGGCAGTTCATCGAGCAGATAGTTGTCCAGCTCGTCACGCACCAGCGCATCAGCGGCCAGACGAGCCTGCAACCAGCCGATGACCAGCAGTTCAACGTCGACAGACCCCACAGAGGCCATCAGCGACCACCTGCCTGCGCGGCCCGCAAAAGCACGTGATGAGCCGGGGTGCGTTCCGATCCGTACTCCACCCAGCGCGCGTAGTAGGACGTGTTGCTGACGGTGGCGATAGCACGATCCCGGCGCCGGCCACCCCGCAACGTGCTGGTCACATGGAAGCTCGACTTGTAGTGGCCGGGATGCGGATCTCCGGGCCCGCCGACGGGAGCAATCGACTCCGCCACCGACTTGATGAGTTCGGCGCGGCGCACCATCTCAACACGGACCATCTCAGAACGCAGTACCTGCCCTACGCCCCTCCGGGACATCTTGAACCGAGCAGCAGCCATCACCCCTCCTCAGCCCGTAACCCGGTCCGCAGCGAACTGCACGGGCCCGCGGGTTCCGGTGAACGGACTCCGGCCCCAGTCGCCCGGCTCGCCAGTGATTTCACAGGTATCGCCGCGAATCCGTACTCGGTCCGTCGTCCGCCAGTCGCTACCTGACGGGGCGTACACGGTGAACCCGACAATGACGGTGTCGCGGGCCTGCTGCTCGTCCCCACCGACCTGCGGTGCTGACTGGCGGGGGGCCACGACGCAGCCCTGCACCGGGTACTCCAGGAGCGGGCCGGGAATGGGCTGGCCCCGCGGGTCACGCCCCGGCGACGGCCCCATCCTCAGGCGCACAACGGTCTCCCCATACGGGTAGGGGCCAGGCATCAGGTGTACCCCCAGCCCGGCTCGAACTCGTCGGCGAACCCGGCATCATCCATCGGCCACGTCGGCGACGGATCCGCCGCCTCCGGTGTCGGATCGACCGTGAAAGCGCCACCCCTGCCGGCGAGCGATTTGAGCGCGGACTTGTCGGCCTTCGTCAGATACAGGCCGCCCGAACCCGTCGGACGCTGCACCGACATAGGGCCGATCGTCTCGTAAGAGACTTGCTGCGGGTTCACGTAGGCGCGGCCCGCCACCGACAGTACGACGGCTTCGGCGCCCTCCGGGAGGGGCTTCACCACGGTCTGGCAGAGGTTGATGGCCTGCCGGATCAGCAGTGCCGCCCGGTCCCCGCCGATCTCGTCCAGGCCCAGGTAGAGGGCCAGATCCACAGCGGTCGGGGTCTCGAACGCCACGATGCGCCTCCTAGACGGCCAGGGACTCCACCGCACGGCACCAGCCGCGAAGGTCGTCAGTCGGGTCCAGCTCGGCAGACCGGGCCTTGGCGCGCTTCGACGCAAGCCGGTACTCGGCAGGCGTCGCGAGCTTTCGCAGGACCGCCTCGTAGCCGTCGATGTCGGCGCGGTCCACGAAGATCCCGGCCTCGCCCAGCGACTCGGTGAGGCCCGGCGTCGGGTGAGCCACGACGGGAATGCCCGAGGCGAGAGCCTCGCAGCCGACCCGTCCCCACGACTCGTAGGAGGACGGCATGAGCAGGATCCGGGTGCGGGCATAGACCTTTTTTTGCATCTGTTGCCCGTCGATGTGCTCGATGATCTCGACGTTCGGCAGCTCTGGGAGGATCTGCTGCCCGTAGGCACCGCGCACCGCCAGGAACTGCTGATCCGGCATCCGTTCCGCGAGGGCGGCGAGCACCTTGCCGCCCTTCTCCGAATTGCAGTTGACCAGCGTGATTGCCTTGCCCGGCTTCGTCGCATACTCGTCGGCGAACACCGGCGGCCGCACGATCAGGCTGGCCTCGGGGCGGATGGACTTCGGGTACTCCGCGAAGAACAGTTCCGCCTCCGCCTGCATCCACTGGCTGTTGTAGACCGCAAGCGCGGTCCCGCCTGCCGCGGCATCCCGGAAAGTGGGCCGGTGCGTGTTGTGACAGAGCACCACCAGGCGTTTGCCATAGCCGCGGGCCAGGGACGCCGTAGACGGGACCGTCTCCAGATGCGCCAACAACACGTCCGCCCGCCGCACCGCCGACGGGAAGTCGAGCCGCGACTCCAGCGGGATCACCTTGATGCCCCGGTACTCGTACTCGGTGTGAGCCTTGCCGTAGCGGGACAGCCACACAGTCACGTCATGCCCGCGGTCCACCAGGGGCCGCAGCATCGACACGAGCATGTGCTCGGCCCCCGCATTGTGCTCCGGTGGAAATGCGTGCACCCTCGCGACGATCTGCAGCGGCTTGGCCGTCCCGCCCGGCGCGGAAGCCGGGACGGCCCTGCTCACGAGCCGCTCGGCGTGCCGGTGTACTTGACGAACGCGTCCGAGTCGCCCTGCACGTAGCCGTAGTAGGCCTCCGCGAGCAGGAGAACCAGGTTCTCCTGGAACGCGGAGTGCACGCCGCCTTCCTCGTCGATATAGGTGGCCTCCTTGGAGATCCGCACGGTGATGTCCATGCCCACACCGAAGGCGGCCTGGGACCAGTCGCCGCCGATCGCCCGCAGGCCCGTGTCCGTCGAGGCGGACTGGCGGCGCTGCTTGCCCGACACCGAGCGGGAGTAGGCGAGCGGCTGGCCGATCAGCGTGCCCGCCGCCGCCATGTCCGTTCCCGGGGTCTGCGTGTCCACCAGGATCGGACGGCCCGTGGTGTCCGTCGCCAGGAGGAGTTCCGGCTTCAGCCGGTAGTCGGCGACGGTGCCGGTGTAGTCCCAGTCCTCGTCGATGACCTCCTTCATGCCCTTGACGAGGTCAGCCCAGATGCCGCCCTGGCCCTGCACCGTGGTGCCGAGCGCGACACTCTGCGAAGTCATAGCGAGGTAGTCGGTGAAGGGGCCGGTGGCGCCCTTCATGGTCTTGCCGTGGATCGCCGCGTGGTCGAAGGCCCGCGCGAACGCCGTCGGCAGATCCGTCTGGAGTTGCGTCCACAGCCCGCCGGAGTTGGTCATAACGACCTCTTCGGCGACCGGAATAAGGACGGCGAGCTTCTTCGCCGTCATCTGCTTCACACCGACCGACGAGGTCGACAGGGGCTTCTTCGCCGCCTGCCCGACCCAGTCGGCGGTCGGCACGTCCATCGGGATCGGCACCGACGTTGTCGCGTCGACCGCCAGCGGGGCGCGACGCGCGAGCGCCATCACCGCCGACGACTCAACGGACTTCTCGAAGATGGGCCCGGCCAGAGTCCGCGGCAAGAGCGCATCGTTGACATCGGAGATCTGCAGGGGGGCGGTGACCGCCATGGTGTCCTTCTTTCAGCAGCTACTTGACCTTGAGCTGCGGTTTCAGCCACCCGGCGAACTCGTCGCCCGGAGTGGGGGGCCTGGACTTGTTGGCACCGGACGCCTGAGTGCGATCCGGCGCGGGACGCCGCGGGCCCTCCTGGGGCTGGCTCTTCGCCCAGTGCGGCTTGCGCTCCAACAGCGCCTGAAGGTCGACCTCGATGGCCACCTCGTCGATGTCGCCATCACCGTCGATGTACGAGTCGAGATCGAGCTCGCCGAACGCATCAGCCGGATCGGCAAATGCAGCCCGGCCCTCGGTGGCGGTGCCGGCGAGAGCCTGCACCTGACTCCGGACCAGCCGTTGCCGCGTCTTCGCGATCTGCTCTTGCGCAGCAGTGAGCTGCTCATTGAGGCGCTCGGACTCAGAGAGCTCCGCGTCCTTGCGCTTCTTCAGCTCGGCGAGCAGAGGCTCCTGCTCCTTCAAGCGCTTGCGGAGGTTCGCGGCCTCCGAGTTCGCCTTCCGGATCTTCGCCTCAGCCTGCTTCCGGTCGAACGGCTTCTCGTCACTGCCGGTCTCCGCCTCCTGGGCGTCCTCCACGGTTTCGGCGCCGCTGCTCTCCTCGGTCGCCGTCTCCTCGACGGTCTCCTCGGTGCCGGACTCCTGCTGCTCGCTGCTCTGCTCGGTCTCTTCAGGCATGACGGATCGGCCCTCCGGGGGCTGTGGAAATGAGAAAGGCCGCCACCAGGGCGACCAGGATCAGAGCGAACCCGGGAGGGGGTTCGAGTCGTGCTCGGCCAGCGCCCGCCGGAAGCGGGAGAGCTGACTGCCGGAGTGGCCTTCGGCGTGCTGCTTGTACAGCCGCTCCCACTCGCGGGCGTGATCGGACAGCTCGAAGCGCTGCCCTCGGAAGATCGGAACCGGTTGACAGTGGCACCAGTCGTGGAACTTGATGACGCTGTCGTCGCCCACGAACGACTGGTTGGCTGCGCGCCCGGCCGCGTCAAGATCCTTGTACGTAGCTCCCCGCGCCGCCATCAACTTGCAGAAGGCACAGGCCCCCAAGGCGGCAGCACGGGCGTAGCCGATAGCAAGCCGGTCCTGCTGGACGGCAGTCCGAATAGTTCCCCGCCCCTGATCGAGGACCAGCTTCTCGACGACGCCCTCAGCCTTCTTTTCGGCGGCATCCAGACGCTGGTCGAGCGGCAACTTCTGAGCGTCGGTGGTCGCCGGATCATCCGCATCGCGGGGCCACAGATCCTTCGTCGCCCACCGCAGACTGTTGTCGACCTGCGCGTCCGGCGGAGGACCCAGCAGCGGAACCGTGAACCGTCCCGTCACCGCGGCGGCCACACGCTCCGCGTCGTAGAAGTCCGCGGCGGCCGTTGCCGAGGCGTTGCCGTACTGCGCCACCAGGGCGCGCACCGCCTCGATCCAGTCCGGCACCGACGCCTCCAACTGCTGCGGCCGGATCAGACGCCGCAGCGACCGTATATCCCGCACCAGCAGCCGCGACAGACCGCGCTGCACCCGACGCTGCCGGGCCGCGCCGTCGCCGTCATCCGAGACCAGCGTCGTCATCGACGGCCTCCGGAGACGGAGTCTCGTCCTCGGCAGCACCCAGGGCGGCCAGCCGGTCCAGCACCGTGGCACCCCGAGCCCGCCGGCGGTCGGCGGCCACTCTCTGCCTCTGCCCTTCAGTCAGTCCGGCCATCTCCAGCGTCACATCGGAGTCGGCAGGCAGGATCCCGGCCTGGACAAGCTTGACGGTGGCGTCCGCCTGCGCAGCCACCGTCGGTGTCGCAGGGTTGCGCCATACCGTCTCGATGCGCCGCGTCTTGTCCGGCGGCTCGCTGTCCCGCACCCACAACGCGAGACGCATTGCCTGCTGCCAGGCCGCGCCGAATCGGCGGATCCTGCGCTCGCTGCGCTTGACGAGCTTGGCCTCAGTGGAGCGGATGGCGTCTGCGGAGGCCGGGTTGTCGGTGGTGTAGCCGAGCATATGCGGCGGCAACCCGAACTGCGACGACATGATCCGCGCATACAAGTCAATGATCTTCGTCATGCCCGTCGGATCATGCGCGGCGAACTGACCGACCGCAGGGACGTTGCCGTCCTCGTCCCGCTCCAGAGCGAGCACCCGGCCGATATACGTCTCCCAGGCGCTCTTGGCGTTGCCCTCCGCGTCCTGAAACGCCGACTCGGCAGCGCCGAGGATGTAGCGCTGCGGGGCGCCGAAGAACTCGGCCGCCACCTCCATGCCCATCAACCGGCGGCACGCCGCATCCGTGATCGACATGACCTCGGGGGTAATCTCCGACTTGCCGACGCGGTCAGCGGTGCGCTGCCGGTTCGCCATCCTAACGACCGGCACAACACCCAACTGATGGATGTCCCGGTCGATGACCTCCCACCCGCCCGACTCCGACGGCAGACACATCACCGTCTGATCCGGCAGATACAGCACCAGCATCCGCTCATCCGGGCCCGACTCGATGAAGCTGTCAGCGGCGCACTCGCGTAGCGCGGCCGTGCCCATCCGCAGGCGGGCATCCCACATCAAGGTCATGTCCAGGGGGGACTCCGCCGAAATCAGCGGTGGGCAGTCATCGGTGCCGCAGTCCCCCGACCCGACCGCCAGATACTCGCGGCCGTACACCAGCGAATCCAGGTGCGCGAGCGAAGACTCGTCGAACAGATCATTCGCCTCGGCGATCTCAGTCAGCTCCGAGGAGTCCGCACCGTCCGCCCAACGGAACGCCTCCAAATCGAGACGCTCCTCCAGGCTCTCAACGCCGACGCGAGGCCAGCCGATGACCGTGTGCAGGCCCTTCAACTGCGGCGGGATCGAGATGCCGAGATCACGGACCAGCTGCTCACCATTGAAGTAGGCATCCCGCAGTTGCAGCGCGTACCGGTCGCGCAACAGATCCGCCCGCAACATGCTGACCAGCGAAAGCTCATCGTCCGAAAGCGTCAGCAAAGGGAGCTCGGGGATGGACAGGGTCATCGCAGCACCACCACCCGTCCCGACTTGCCGACCTTCTTCTTGCCGAGCCCCTTGGCCATCGCATCAACACGGCACTGCCAGGCGAGGACCGCCGAAATCGCGGCGTCGATCTTGCGTGGGCTGTCGGGATGTTCCTTCATGATCTGGATACCGCTGCGCGACTCGCGGCGCCGCGAGTTGAGGATGTGCCGCGTCAGCACACTCGACCCGTCATGCGACAGCTCGCCGTCCACGACGCTCGAGCGGAACTTCTCCAGCGCCCGCACGATCTGGATCGCCCGGCCGCCCGTCATCCACCACTCGATCGGATGCTGCGCCGACGACTTCACCTTCAGCCGACGCCCGAACTTCGCCTCCCAGGCGGCGATGTGCGACTCCCACTTCGCCGGGTCCGCATACATGCCGACCACCCGGTAGTCCCGGAACGCGTCCTCTACCGCGGCGAGCACTTCGACTGTGGGAACTTGCCAGTCGGCGCCGAACGGCCCCTCCGGCTGCTCCCAGCAGCCCAAAAGGAACAGATGGCCGTCCGAGACGCGGCAGCCCACCAGGGCCGTCGCATCCGTCACGCCCTGAGAGCGTCGACGCGAACCATCGAACCCAAGGACGATCTCGTCCTGGTCCACAACCACCTTCTCCGCGGCTGCCACGCCGGCCCACTCGGGCTGACTGATCCATCCGTCCGTCGCGTGAGTGACCTGATTCAGGTAGTACCGGCGGGCATCCTGAGGGTCGGTGTCCGGATCCCAGTACTCCGCCAGCAGGCGGCGCAAGTTCACCCAGCCGCCATTCCGGTCAGCCGAATCGCCATAAGCCACGGCCAGGCCGTCCATCAGGGAACGCTCGTTGGCCGGGTCGGTCTCCGGCGGCGCCTCACGGTGGTCGAACAGGAGGCCCTCGTCCAGCTTGAGCTTGCCTTCCTGCTGCTTCGTCCACGCCTCGAACGACCGCTCCGCCACCGATCCCTCGCCGGGAACAAAGGCGTTCGGCGTCTCCACCGAGCAGCCGTTCACCTTGCCGAGATTCCGTCGGATCGTCGCGGCCAGCTTCCGGCCGCCATTCGAAGGTATCCACGACTCCGTCTGGTCCATCGCCGAGAACACTGGCCGGAAGCCCTCACGGCTCGTACCAGAGCTAGTCACGAACTCGACCCGGCCGCGAGGGACGTTGACGAAAGTCTCCATCGGCTCGATGTCGTAAGCGTCCAGAACAGGACCGCCGCGCGCCATCTCCAGCAGTGGATCCCAGGTGTTCGCCGTCTGATCCTCCGAGACGGCGACGATCTGCACCTTCGCCTTGAACCCCAACGAGGTCCACGGGCGGCCCACCGGCTCGCCATCCGAGTCCCAGCCGTCCGGCACAACGTCAGCGAGAGCCTCCGCCAAGCACAACGCGGCAACCAGCGGGGACTTTCCCCAGCCCTTGGGGCGAGACAGGACGGCTCGCCGGATACGACGTCCGTTACGAAGCGCTCGCCCACCGATCGCCGGACCCGCGAAACGCGGATCAATGGCGTACAGCTGAAGCACGAACATCGCCTGCTCGTCCGTGAACTCCAACGGCTCACCGGCCGCCGGACCGTCCGGGACGATCAAGTTGTCGGCGATCCAACCGAGCACCTGGTAGCCGAGCGTCGGAATCTCTCCGGGATAGGTGGGTCCGCGCCATGGCATCGGATCACCCCCCGGAGGCCTCGCCCTCCTGGCCGGGCTTGAGGACCCGCAGCTTCGCGTACCGCGATTTCGCGGCATCGGTGCCCGACGAGCCTTGTCCGCCGTCCGCGCCATCCGCCTCGGCGAACGCCATGCGCAGACGCGCTCGGTCCTCCATCGTGGCCCCGTGCTTGGCGACCCGAAGGCGAAGCTCAGCGGCCACCGACAGATCTCCTCGCCAGAAGCGAGCATGGATCAGGGCCGTGTCGAGCAGGAAGTCCCAGTCAGTCGACCCGAAGTGCTCGGCCTGCGGAGAGTCGACCCACATCTGCCACCACTCGCGTGTGCGCTCCGGCCACACGAACTCAACGAGATCGCCGTCCTGCTCGATCCGGAAGTCCGGCAGATCGGGAGCCTCCGCCCGCTCGAACCGAAGGATCGTCTGAGGCTGCGCGTCCTTGTTCCGCCGCGCCCGCCGTGCGGGGTCCTTCGGGGCTGGCCCTTGGCCCGCCATCGCGACCACCTCCAGATCCCCAGGCCCGTACAGAAGGACAGCGCGTATACGGTCCCGATCCGCATAACCGCAGGTCAGGGGCATACCCCCAGGTCAGAGGCATGATCCCCGAATAGGTCAAATCGGAGATCGTTTGGATCACTCAGGAGATCGTTTAGGCGGTCGAGTTGACCTTGAACGGAGATCGTTAGGACCTCGTTGATCAAGCTCAATGATCACGAATCGATCTTCGTTCTCGATCTTCATCGACTTCAATCGTTGATCGATTCGACGATCAACAACTGATCACTCTCACACGACCACCATCGCATCACCATGCAGCACTGCACCTGCACGCCTCACCCCTGCCCTGCCCGACCAGGTGGTGCCCACCATCGTGCCCCTCGGGGTGGGGCAGCGGGGCGGGCAGGTGACGCCCCTACGCCTGCTCCCTGCCGTCGAGGGAGTGGTGCACCAGCAGCCAGCCCACCGATCCATCCTCCTGCTCGGCTGGCCTGACCTCAGGTCCGCACACGCAGTCCGGCTCGGCCGTGCTGGTGTCGTGCACGACTTGGTCGCGCACTGGCGTAACGTGAAGCGTGTCGGTCATCGCCTGCACTCACCCTCGTCAGGCCGCGAGTGGCAGCTTCCGTCGGTGTCGCCACTCTGCAAGGATCTTGTCCTGCTTCGAGTGGTTGCAGGTCGGACAAGCTGGTAGGACGTTGCCGATCGCGTGACGTCCACCTCGCGCCAATGGGATGACATGGTCCATCTGAACGGTCTCGAGCTGTCGTCCACAGTAGGCACACCTATCGCGGTACCGGGTGACGAGTCGGCGCCAGTCGTCCAGGAGTACGCCGACGCTGCCAGGGTTGTTCCGCTTCAGCGCCCGACGGGCGCGACGCCGGACGCGCATTTCCTCCGGGTGTTGGACCGCCCACTGGATAGACCGCGCGATCAGCAGTTCTCGGTTCGCCGTGTAGTACGCCCGCTTGCTGCACCACGGCGAGCAGTACAGAGCATCCGAACGGACGGCCTGAAAGGTGGACGAGCAGTGCGCGCACAGGAAGTCGCGGACTCCCTTGTTCCTGCGCCGGTCGATACGCCGCTTGCCGCACTTCAGCGAGCAGGTAAGCCTGTCTGATCGAGTGACAGGGAAGGGCGTCTCGCACTCGGCACAGAGTCTGGTTTCGTCCGGGCAACGGTTGCGGTTGTAGCTGGTCTGCGTGGTGCAGCGCCGCGAGCAATGAAGGGCATCGTGGCGACTCGGCGTGAAGCCCGTGCCGCAGGCCAGGCAAGAGCGGGGCGAGGGGGCGAGATCGGTTCCGGCCTTGACTGCCCGCTTGTAGTGCTTGGAGCAGCGAAGGCGCCGCAGTTTCCCTCGGGTGCACTCGTCGACCTCGTTGCGGTCGAAGCACTTGGCGGAGTCGTCTGGGTTGCGGGATGACTGCTTCTTCTGATGGGCGGCTGAGCACGGCTCGCATCGTCGGGTGTTCCCGTGCCGATGGCTGATGTCTGCGCCGCAGTCGAGGCAGGCGCGCGTAGTCTGTGTCATGTCGACCTGTTCGCTCAGGTTGTCCACGGCCCCGGGACTGTTAGCGCAGTCGCCGGGGTTTCTTCATCCCATTATCGCAGGGCAACTGCCATTTGGTCGGGCTTTGTTGACCTAGCCTCGGCGCCCCTTGGCCCCTCGGTTCGCCTTCGATCCGGGCCACACCCCGGTCGCCTCATGGAAGCGGAGCGCGCAGTACCCCTTCGCCCGCGGTCCCATGAACCGCTGCACTCGGGATACGCAGCGGGTGAACGACCCGGAGCGGGGCGCGTATCCGATGCCGGCGGCTTTGCCACGGCTGGTGGGTTTGTCGCTCCAGTACCGGCGTCCTTGTCGGACGATGCGACGGTTGCTCTTGCCCTTGCTGGCCACAGCTCTCACTCCTTCTGCGGCGCGGGCTCCAGGGGTTGGGGGTCCTGGTCTTCGTCTACCCGGATGACGGCGTGGATCTTCTCGCGGGGTGCGGCGAAGCAGGGCCCGGTCTCGTCGAAGATCGTGACCCAGTGCGGGTCGAACTGGACGGTGAGGTGGTCGTCTTCGATGAGGGTGTCGTCACCGCGCCGTTCCGCGTGGACGATCAGGTATGCGGGCATGGCACGGTGTCGCTGTCGACGCGGTAGACGTCGTGACCTTGGTCGGGTTCGAGGCCCATGACGGCGGCGAGCTGGGCGGTGCCGCCGGTGGTGCACGTGAGCTTGAGGTCGAGTGGCCGGGTGAGGAAGACGTGCTCCTTCTGGGCGGCCCCCAGGATCTCGTTGGTGGCGGCTTCCTTGGGGTCGGTGCCGTGCGGGACGCGCACGTAGGTCGACAGCATGCTGGTCACCTCAGTCCTGGGTGGGGTTCGCTCGGGCGGGTCCGTCCGGGCCGCGGGTTGGCGCGCTGGGCGGCGTTCCCTTCGGCTGACGACTTCCGCATGTGGCACGGCTCGCACACGCCTTGGAGCTGCTTGTGGTCGTCGGTCTTGGCCTTGATGTGGTCGCAATGCGTCGATGGCCGCACGCCGCATAGAACGCAGATCGGATCCCTGGCGAGCGTCTCAGCGCGCAGGCGAGCCCAGTTGGAGGGCAGCCGGCTCTTGCGGTCGGAGTTCTGCCAGCCACCACTCACGTCCGCCTCCGGTCAGTCGTCGTCGCGACTGTCGACGTATCGCCCGTTCTCGATGTGGAGGGCGGCGGTGAGCATGCCGACGACGCTGATCCAGTCGAGGGATTCACTGACGGCCTTGACGAGGCTGACGGTGCCGTCGTCTTTGATGACCTTGAGGAGAACGTGCGCATCAACTGGCATGTCGCCTTCGTCGAGGTCGATGGTGACGCCGAGTGAGTCGAGGAGCTGGCCGATCTTCTGGTCAGCCATCGCCGGATTCCTCGCCTATTGCCTGCTGGGATTCCGTCGCCCGCTGAAGCCTATTCTTCAGGTTTTCTCCGAAGCCGCTCACGTCGACGACCCGCCGCTCGGGCTCGTTGGCGGGGATGTCGACGGTCTCGGGGGTGACGATGACGCCTCGGGCCCCGATCTTGTCGGTGAGGCCCTGCCAGTAGTCGCGGTACGGGGCATCTGCGCCGAGGGCGATGCGCTGCGGCATGCACTGGTCGACGACGAGCACGAACGGCGGCCGGTCGTCGCCGCTGCCTTCGGGGAGTTCGAGGATCTGCAGGCGGGCCATCAGGCGTCGCCCTCGCTCGCGTCGGGGAGAGCAGCGTTGTCGATGAGGTAGTTGCCTGCCTCGATGAGCAGACTGCCAAGGGCACGGTAGACGTCGTCTGCGTGGAGCGTGTTACCCCGGAGTTCTACGGCGAGGGTGCCGATACGTCCTCCGATCGGGACGGCTCCGGGTAGGCAGGTGGTGATCTCTACGGGTGCTGTGATCTCTGCTGCCATGGCGCGGGCTCCTGGTGATCAGTAGACGGGCAGGTCGTCGTCAGAGAGTTCAATGTGGCGGCCGTGTCGGGTGCAGTGCGGGCAGATTCCCACGCTGCGTCCGGAGCCGGGCCCGTATTCGGGGTCGGGGATGCTGCCTGCGTGCTGGTGGCCGCCGTAGGGGCGGCTGCAGAGGACGCAGGGCAGCCAGTAGAAGCCGTGGCGTTTCGCGTACCGCTGGTGGATGCGCGTCCAGGATTGCGGCAGGAGCCGGATCCAGGCTTCCCACTTCTTCGGCGCTCCGCATGCGGCTGGCGCGGGGATGCCGAGGCTCCGGTACCAGAGGCGTTCGATCCGGGTGGGTGGCCGCATGGTGATCGTGACTTGGTGGCGTGTCACGGCGCCGCCTTGGCTTCGTCAGCATGTGGAAAGAACCCGACCATAAGGTCGGCCCACGTGTCGGCGGCCTTGTCGGCGAGGTCGTCGCCGCGCGCCTGTTGCACGTAGGCGGCGATCGCTTCGGCTTGGCTGCGAACTTCGGGCGGTACTGCGGCGAGGATGCCTTTCAGGCAGCGGTCGCTGCTGGCGTGCCGCTCTTCGTGGCCTTGCACGGCGATGATCAGGTTCCATGCCCACAGGGGCAGGTCAGGTACGGGGGAAGCCATGGGCGCGGGCCTTCCGTGGGGTCAGTGTTCGTGGATGCGCATCATCAGCACGCCGCTCAAGGTGCGGAGTTCGGTGGTGTCGCCGTCGCAGTCTTTGATCAGGCAGACGGTGCGGTCGGGGCGGATCGGGCGCTCTGGTTCCTGGCCGATGCCGAGTTCGCGTTCGAGCCGGTCGATCAGCGCGTGGTCAGGTGCAGGCATGGCGCGGGCTCCTAGGTCGTCAGGCGGTGGCGTGAGCGTGTTCAGCGACGACCTTGCGGAGGTCGTCGGGTTTGCCGGTCGCGTCGACGTAGCGCTGACAGAGCTGCCCGTTGGCGACGTGCTGAGGGCTGCCCAGGCCGGACTCCTGCGGATGCCACAGGTGGGTGATCGCGCCGGCGTGGCGCACAGTCGGTCCGAGGAGCGCGTCGGACGCGATGCGGAAGGCGGCGTCCTCGAAGCCCCAGCCTTCGAAGCGTTCGTCCATGCCGCCGGCCCGCCACCAGGCGTCGGGGCGGATGACGAGGATGCCGCCGGTGGCCCATTCGTGGGCAAGGTCGGTCGGGCAGTCGGCGGCTGGGGCGCCTGCGAGGTGGGCCTGCGTGCCGTCGCGGGACAGGCCGCGGTACCAGCTGTACGGCAGGTGCAGGACACCGTCTTCGGTGTCGGCGATGGCAGCGAGCAGCGGCTCGCCCTCGGGCAAGGTGTCGGCGTCACAGAGCACGACGATGTCTGCTCCTGCCGCTTCGGCTTGCCGGATGCCTTCGTTGCGGGATCCGGCCCGGGAAAACTGACGGTGCCCGCTGTCGGCGTCCAGGTGGATCGCGTCGGGCAGCAGCTGCCGGAGGTGGGCTTGCACGTACTGGTGGTGGGCGTTGCGCTCGGGGGTGCCGGGCCGCCACGGGATGACGACGGCGACCCTCATGCTTGGTACACCGCCCAGGGTCGGTCGAGGTCCCTGCGGACCAGGCCGAGCCGCGTGGTGATGTTGTCTTGCTGATCGGGCGACCAGGTGGTGACGCCGATCCATTCGCTGGCTTCGGCGGGCTGGTCGGCGGTGGGCCAGTCGAGGATGAGGAGGCCGCCCTTGCGGACGACCGCACGGAGGCGCGCGATGAGCTGCTCGCCGGCCTCGTAGCTGTGATGTATGAGAACGGCGAGGCAGTAGACGGCGTCGAACTTGCGGCGGCCGAGATGCTTGCCGAAGTCGCTTCCGTCGGACTGAAAGACGGGGAGGCTGGCGGCGCGCTCGGCGAGTGCAGCGAGCATCCGTGGCGAGGCGTCGACGCCGGCGACGTCGTACCCCAGGTCGCGGAGTGGGATGGCGACGCGGCCATCACCGCACCCGAAGTCCATGACCTTGGCGCCGGCGGGGATGTCTTGGGCGAGAAGTTCTGCTTGCGCTTGTCCGCTTGCCCAGTAGGCGTTCTCGCTGATGCCGCGGGTGGGGTGGATGGAGGCTGCGGCGCCGTCCTGGTTCCAGGCGTCGATGACGTCTTGGGGGTGCACGGTGGTCACCCCTTCCTGCCAACGCGGGTGGTGGTGACGCCGGGCTGGTCGGGCATGTATCCGTGCGGGTCGATGACTACGGAGCCGGACGGGAAGCGGTAGTCGGGGAATTCGTCGTGCCGGGTGGCGATCACGAAGACGCCGGGCCGGTCGGGGGCGAAGGCGCCGCCGGTGTCGACGTGCGGGTCCCAGTGCTCCAGCTTGAGTCCACGCTGGCGGAGTTGGTGGGCGAGCAGGAGCGCCGGGCTGCCGCCGGTGAGGTCGGAGCCGGGCTTGTACGCCTTGCCGAGGATCATGATGTCGAAGCCGGTCTGTTCGCCCCACTGCTGGACCAGGTCGGCGAGCCATGAGGACTGGGCTTCGCGCGCTCGGACCATGTAGCCGAGGACGTCGGTGGACAGGTCGAGGCGCTGGGCGAGCCAGGACATGGCGATGAGGTCTCGGGGGTGGCAGTGGCCGCCGTCTCCCATCCCTCCGCGCATGTACTTCGCGGAGACGACGCGGTCGGTGGCCGCGGCGAGGGCGTCGGTGACGGCGTCGCAGTCAGCGCCGGTCTTGTGGCAGATCTCCATGATGGCGTTCGCTACAACGATCTTTGTGGATACGGCGACGTTGTAGGCGACCTTCGTTAGCTCAGCCGATTCAATGCTCATGATCTGCGCCGGGCGGTCGTGGACCGTGGCGTGGATGTCGAGGACTGGCTGGGCGTTGCGGCGGTCATCGGCTCCGATGAGGACGAACTCGGGCTTCAGGCAGTCGGCGATCGTCGTCCCCATGGCGATGAACGCCGGGTTGTAGACGAGCGTCGTGAACTCGTTCAGGAGTGGCCGGATCAGCCGGTTCATGGTCCCGGGCAGGCAGGTGGAGATGACAGCGATGGTGATCGGCTTCGCCTGTTCGGCCGCGGCCCTGCAGAGGTCGCGGACGGCCTGGACGAGGTATTGGTACTCGAAGTCCTGCGGCTCCTGCGGCATGGGGGTTTCGCCGCCGTAGGCCGGGCTGTGCGGGGTCTGCACGGCCACGAAGACGACATCGTCGGCAGTGGCCACGACCTGTGCGGGTGAGGAGGCCAGCGTGAGGTCTGCTCCCGGGAGGAGCGCCTCGATGCCTTCCTCCTGCGGGGGCGGCACCTCGCCTCGGAGGATCTGTGCGGGCCGCGGTGAGGGGTCGTAGCCGATGACGCGGTGCCCGCCGTGTTTGGCGAGGGTCAGCGCGCACACGGCGCCCAGCTTGCCGAGGCCGATCCAGCCGACTGTGCTCATGTGGTGTTGCCTTCCGGGGCGCGGGTCCGCCTGACGGCGGCCGGTTAGCTGGTCAGGTACTGCCGCAGGCTGGCGATGTCTGCGGCGCGTGCAGTGTCCATGGCGGGGCTGCCGTAGTCGGCGGTGCGGTATCCGGCGAGGGATTCGGCGCGGGTCTCGTCGTCGTGGCCGCCGGTGAGGTCTGCCCGGTCGTGGAGGATGTCGATGTTCACGCGTGGGTGGCGGCCGAGTGTTTGGCCGAGGTACTGGATCCAGGAGTCGCAGTGTGGCGACAGGCTGACGTGGCCGAGGTGGTCGGTCCAGGCGCGGGGCCAGATGGGGAAGGTGTTGCAGGTGGCGATGTCGTTGGAGTGCGGCCACAGCACGGCCGGTTCGTGCTCTTCGATGCGGTGGTCCCAGCCGGCGGTGAGCATGCGGGCGTCGTCGTTCCACAGCATCAGCCAGTCGCCGGCGGCCTGTTCGGCGAGTCGGTTGACGTATTCGTGGAGGCGTGGGTAGCCGTATCGCTGTGGTGCCGCCCAGATCGTGGCTTGGCCGGGGAGGGCGGCGTGCAGGGTGGGAGTGTCGTCGGGGTCGGCGGCGATGAGGATTTGGATGCCGTCGGGGTGGTCTGCCAGGTCGAGGAGGCCGCTCACGGTGTCGGTGAGGGGCTGGGGGCGGCCGCGGGACGGCAGGAGAACGGAGATCAACAGAAGGTCTCCGTTCAGTAGACCGTGATGGTGCCGGCCCGGTAGACGGGCGTTTCGGAGCCGCCCGCGAATTTGATCCACACCGTGTAGGCGCCGGGCTCGAGGCTGGTGATGCCGCCGTTGGGGCCGATGAGGATCCGGCCATGGGGGGCGGTCCATTCGCCGGTGAGCCAGTCGCCGTCTTCGGGGCTGGTGTCGGTGAGGAGGAAAGCGAAGCGTGGCGGGACGGCCAGCGCGATCTGGGTGCCTCCGGCACGCGCGACGACGGTGACTTTCACGAACTCGGTGGAGATGGCGGCTAGATCCACGGCTGGCTCACCGTCCATCCTCCGCGGGGTTCGCTGTACTGGATGGTGAGGTCGTCGGTGTCGACTGCGTCGGTCTGTGCACTGAGTTCGCTGCTACCGGAGAGCGCGGCGGAGGCTTGCGCGCTTTGGACGCTGGCGACGGCAAGGCCACTTTCTGCGCTGACGCCAGCGGCGATGATGATGGAGCGGGTCGCTGCTGCGGTCTGAGCTCCGTCGGCTGTGAGGGCCGCGGACCCGAAGTATGTGCTGGCCGAGCTTGCCGAGGTGTTGACGTTGTCGAACTCGGCGTAGTTCGTGGTGCCGTTGTTGCGGTAGGACCACAGGTCGAGCGCGCAGGTGTCCGTCGCTGCGGTGACCCAGGCGGGGGTGGCGAGGGTGCGGCGATTGGTCCACGACGAGCCGTCGGTGGAGGTGTCCCACAGGACGTTGCCGCCGGTTTCACGGATCCGCAGCCATGCATGCGTGGTGGCGTTGTAGGTGAGCGATGTGGCGGCGCCGTCGAAGTAGGCGACGTTCGACTCGCAGCGCATCGTGCCCGCCACGGTGTTGATGTTGAACGCGAGGTTCGTGCCAGCTGTCGTCGTGATGATGCTGAAGACGGTCTGGACCTCTACGGTGCCCCCGTTCGCCGCGGCGGCCAGGGGGACTTGCAGGTAGGCGGAGCTGCCGGCGAGTGTCCATGTCTTGGCGGTTTGGTAGCCGGCATATTGGCCGGCTATGCACGGGATGCGGGCGCGGCCTCCGGTTTCGGTGACGCCTCCGTAGGCGTTGCCCCAGTCCGGGCCGATGACGTTGTCGTTGAATGTGTCCACGAGGGTGCTCAGCAGAGGCATCGCTCACCTCGCCGTCACACTCAGCCCAGCGGTTGGGCTTCCACGTTCGCTGATCCGCAATCACCGCATTTGAGGACGACACCCTTACCGTGGTTGCCGAAGCGCAACTGCAGGTTCGTTAGTGCGTTGTCGTGCCTGTCGCCGTTCACGTGGTGGACCGTCTCGTGCCTCTTGAGAGGTCGCCCTAGCGCCTCGGCCATAACAAGACGATGCTCAGAAACGTACCCGCCACTGTTTCGCATCGCCGAAGCGAACGGGTGATCCCACTCCATGCGGACGAAGATGTACCCGCCCACCTGGATGCGGCCGTTCTTGTATCGCGACCCGTACAGTCGAGCCGTCTTTCCCACGCTGATCAGGTACCGGCTGACTCTCGTCTGGTGGACGCCCATGCGGCGCGCTATTTCTTCCTGCGGGACTGACTGCTCACGCCAAGCCAGTATCTGCTGCTTCTGCTCTTCGCTGAAGCTCTTACGCCGGGGGCCCGGCGACCGAGTAGGACTGCCTACACCGCGCACGATCGTCCTGATGGTGACCTCGCAGCAGCCGTAGGTGGCACCGATCTCCGCGAGAGTCTCACCGCCCTCGTACCGCTGAGCGACTCTTGCGTGATCCTCCAGCGGAACCTTGCGGCGGCGGCGGTGGACGCCCTCCTTGGAGCTCAAACGGTAGACGTGCTGCCGCGTGATTCCGTATCTGCTCGCCACGTCGTCGGGGTCATCGCCTCGCGCGAACTCCCTGACTATCGCAGCTCGTTGCTCGGGCTCCAGCACCATGGAGATAAGTTAAGAATTACTGCAGGGCGAACGACAAACTGCCTGCGGTTATCTTGATCTCGTCCCCGGCCAGGACGGTGCGGCTCGCGGCGAGCGCCCCGTACCAGAGGCGCACGGGTGTGCCTGCGGAGTCCCATATTTCGACGCCGACGAAGGTCCCGGCTGGCATGCCGCTCCATACGAGGTCGGCCGAGTTGGAGGTGGCTCCGGAGGCTGCGGCGCCGACGGTGAGGTTCTTGCGGGCGTAGCTGCCCCCCGTGGCCTCGGTGCCGGCCGCGCTGTCGGAGCCGTTGGCGGTGACGAGGGCGACCTTCAGCGGGAGCGTGGGGGCGGTCGTCGCCGTTCCCATGATCCAGTCGAGGCAACGGTTCTCGGCTGTATTGGTCAGATTGTCCGCTATGTCTACTGCCCTCCTTGCTGGTCAGGTGACGCCGAGATGCCCGGACATACGGGTGATGTTTTCCGCGCCCGGCGGGTCGACGGACACCCAGACGCGGTAGTCGCCGCGGGCGAGGACGAGTTCACTGCCGGGCCCGATGAGGATCCGGGCTTCGTCGCCGACCCAGTCGGCGGTCTGCCACTCCGCTTCGGACGGGTTGTCGCGGTGCGCCACAGCCGCGATCTTCACCGGGGAGCCGGCGAGATCCACTCCGTCCGGGCCTTCCACGGGGATGTGCAGGTACTCGGTGCTGCTCGCGGGGATCTGCACGCGTGCCACCCCCGGTCACAGGTACGGCGGGTGTGCGGTCCATGCAGGCGTGTACGGCTGCCCTGTCGACCAACGGCTGTACGGGGCACCGACGGTGATGTCGATGTCGTCGTGGGTGGAGAGCGTTGCCCCGCCCGCGCTGAGAGTGGCCGTGGCGGAGAGCGCCGCGCTGGCACGCGCCGCTACGGTTCCTGTTGCTGCGAGCGTCGCTGTGGCGGCCAGGGCAGTCCCTGCGCTCGCGCTGCGGTGGCCCGACGCGGCGAGTGCGCCCGTCCCCGCCAGTGCAGCGTCGCCGAGGACGGGTGGCGCGCCCGTAACCCCGCCGGCCGCTAGCGCGGCGGTGACTGTCAGGGTGCCGCCACTGCTCTGGTCGACCCGCCCCTGCGAGGTCAGGAGGGCCGTGGCGGTCAGGCTTACCTCGGCCTCTGCTTGGCGTACTCCACTCGCGGCGAGGTCGACGGTTGTGGCGCACGCGGCATGCCCGGCTTGGCCCACCAATCCGGTGGCGGCCAGGTCGGTGGTAGGTGCCAGAACCGCTGCAGCGACGGCGTCACGCCGCCCTGCTGCGGTGAGATCTGCTGTGGCGGTGAGTGCTGCGTCGTCGGCCGCTGTCAGTTGTCCGGCTGCGGTCAGGGCACCCGTCGCGGTAAGGCCCGCCGTGCCCGCGGTGCCGCGGCTTCCATCCGCCGTAAAGCCGGCCGAGGATGCCAGGCCGGCGCCGCCTGTCGTGGCTCGCGTTCCGCTTGCGGTCAGGGCCGCTGTGGCCGCGATTGCTGTATTGCCTGTGGTAGCGCGGATGCCTGACGTGGTCAGGGTGGCGGTGGCGGCGAGGGCGGCAGGTGCGGTGGCGGCCCGTAGTCCCGACGAGGACAGTGTGGCGGTACTCGCTAGTGCCGCGTCGCCTGTGGTGCCGCTGGTGACGTCTGCCGCGGTGAAGTCGTCGAAGCGCAGGGCGGCGACGGATTCGGCGCGAAGGCCCACGCTGGTGCCGGTGGCGACGTTCGTGTCGGTGACGGAGACGCGCTGGATGCCGTTGACGAACCCTCGGATCGTCGAGCCGACGGCCTGGACCTTCGCCACGTCGCCGTTAGCGGCTGCGGCGGTGTAGCTGCCGATGCTGATGAAGGAGCCGCCGACGACGGCGAACAGGGTCCAGTTGCTGCCGTCGTTGCGCCACAGGTAGCCGCTGGTGATGGTCGTGTTGCCGCGGCACCAGACGCCGTGGCTGACGGCCGCCGTGGTGGAGATCGTCACCTGGGCGGAATGGTCGTTGGTCGCCATCGCTCCGGCCGCCCGCAGGATGATCGTGCCGCCTGCGCTTCCCGACGAGAGCCGGTTGGAGGTGATCGACCAGTCGCCCGATACCTCGACCCAGTTGGCGCCGAGGCTGGTGGAGTCGGCGCGGTTGAAGTCGTCGGTGAACGTCGTCACGGCGGCCTCCCGCTCCAGCCGCTTGCTGTCAGGCGGACTGCGGAGTTAGCGAGACGCCCAAAGTCGTCAGCGAGAAGGAATCCGCGGACGCCCACGCCTTCGAAGCCGTCAGCGCGACGGTGAACAGCAGCGTTCCGGCGGATGAGGCGGTCCACACGGAGATGTGGGTGAGCGTCTCCGAGGTGCCGCCATTGGTCCACGCGGAGGGTGCGCCGCTGAGCGCGAGCGCTGAGCCGGACGATGAGGCGGCGAAGGTGCAGCTGTTGCGGGTCGTCGATCCGACGCTGACGGCGGTGGTGCCGGCGGCGCCGGGGTCGCCGGTGTGCAGCTGTATGTACGTCCCGGCGACGGGCCCGTAGGCGGCGCCTGCGGTGCGCAGTGTGTTGAGCCAGCCGGAGACGAGGCTGGGGGCGAGTCCTGCGGTCATCGTTCCCCCTCCTCGGGGTCAGACGTGTCGGCATCAGGGTTGGGGTCGGGTGCGGGGGTGACCTCGCCGGAGGCCTCCAGCCGCAGCACGTACTCGTCGGGCACGGGGGCCTCCAGGGTTGAGGTTGGTGCGGCAGAGGTCCCGGGGAGTCTCAACGCCTCGCGATGGTCTGCCGCATGGACGCCCACCAGGCGCTGCGCCAGAGCATCCGGGACCTCTGCGTCGGGGTGTCCCGCCGTCGGCGGTGGGTGAAGTGACGGCGGGACGTCGGAGCGTGAGCGGCGCCCCGAGCTTTATGTCCGCCCAGTCCCCCACGGACTGGGCGGACGAGTGGGCCGAGCGCTGGGGGCGCTACAAGACCCAACCTGCGCGACCACCAGCGCAGGGGATCAGGCGGCGTAGGCCGGATAGATCCGGCGCGCCTTCTCTCGGGTTGCCTTTTCGGCGTTGATGACGTCTATGGCGCGGAACAGGGGGCGTCCGTACTGGTCGGCGTCTGCTTGTTCAAGGACGCCGCGGTACTTCCAGTTGCGGACGACGTTGGGGCGGACTTGGGCGGCCTCTGCGGCTTCGGCGACGGTCCAGAGGGCGGTCTGAAGGTCTGCGGTCAGGTCAACCACACGGCCACCTCCTCGAAGGGTGCCTGAGCACGAGAAAAGGCCTCAACGGACTGGTCCGTGAGGCCTTGAGCATGTACGGGCATGCTGCGCGTGGCCTCAGGATCATGCATGATGCGCGTGGAAGTCAAGCGGCCTGTGTGACGACGGCGGCAAGGGCCTTCACGTAGGTGTCGTATTCGGCGCCCGTCAGGATCCGGCGGCAGTCCGGGTCGCGGCATTCGATGTATGGCCGGTCGTCGACGAGTCGCAGGTCCCGTGACTCGGCGAGGTAGGGGCCTTTGCAGCGTGGGCATGGCGCCATTTTGCGGACGTCGCGTTGCGGGTGCTGCTTGGTGAAGCGCTGGCCGGTGGCGTGCCAGTGGCGGATCTGCCCCGCCGGGTTGGCGTTCCCGGCGTCGTGTGGTTCACCAGCTGCGGGGTGGCGTTGCATCATCCAGTCGAGATGCGCGGCCAGGGTGGAGCAGGCTGCGCCGATGCGTCGCCCTTCACGAGTCCCCGCCGTGACGAGCTCGAACTCGGGCGCACGGAGTCGGCGTTGAATGAGTACGTCCGTGACGAGTTCTTCCATCTCGCCGAGAAGCGCGTCGATGAGGAGTCTGGCGGCTTGGCCTGGCCAGGCGGGGGCGTCGTTTGGCCGGCTTCCGATGGTTGCGGTGCTTTGCGGGCGCGCTCCGTGGAGCGCTTCGAGCTGTATCTGGGTCAGTAGCCCGGGCAGCTCAGCGACCTGCTGCCGTGCGCGTTCGACGCAGTCGTAACACTGCACGGGCCACCCCCAGCAGGGGGTGAGGTGGTGGTCGGCGCCGGTCTCCGCGAGTAGGACTTCGGCGCGACGCCACGCATTGTTGCAGGGGCCGGGGCAGGGCTGCTGGGTGGGGTGATCGTGCACGGCGGGCTCCTCGGGTGGCACGGGAAGCAGGGCGACGTCTGCGCCAATTGTGCACGAGCGGTTGACAATCAGCGGCCAATGGCACAGGAACGCGCGAGCCCCAGCCCGGGTGGCGGGACTGGGGGCTCGACGACGGGGGTCACGTGGTGCAGCGGCAGCGGCCGAGGCAGTGGTCGCAGTCCCCGACGAGCCCGTGGACGTGTTCGTCGCATGCGCTGCCGCACGGGTTGCCGCCAGCCCGCTCGGTGGCCAGCTCGACTTGGCGGGGTGCGTAGAGGCCACTGCCTCCGCGCAGGTAGTAGCCGTTGTCGGTGGCGTACTTGCGGACGGAGACGATCGGCAGGGTCTGGCCTGCTTCCGGGCCGTCGAGAACGGTGACGTGATCTCCGGCTCGATGCATGATCAGCCCTCGTCTCGGTCGTAGATGGCGTTGCCGCGCCGGAGGCGTTGCGGCGGAGGTTGAGGCAGGCGTCAGGTGTCAGATCGCCGGCGGTAGGACTTGGGACGAATCTCCACGCCGGCTTCAGCGAGGAGATTCCGGATCAAGTTCGTCGAGCGGCCCACCGAGGCGGCAATCTCCTTCAGCGTTTCACCTGCCAAGTAGCGTTCCGCGGCCGTCTTACTGAGTGCCGCGCGCGCATTCCCCGTTAGGCGGTTCGATCGGGCGGCGGCGCCCGTCGCCACCCGTCGACGGCGGTCGTACTCCGACTTGCATGCCCTGCACTGCCGGGATCCTTGATGCCAGTAGGTGTTGCTCTCGTCGAACGGGTGCCCGTTGGGGCAGTGGGTATTGGCCGCGCAAGAGTTACGCGGCGACCTCCCCCTCTCCACCATGTCCCGACTGTTGTCAGCTTTGGTTCCGAGTTCGAGGTGGTCGGGCCGCACGCAGAGCGGATTGTCGCAGCGATGACGGACCACCAGTCCTTCGGCTATCGGGCCGTGGTGCCACACATAGGACAGCCGATGCGCGTATTGCTTACCGTCAGCCGTTCCAATCGTCCCGTACCCGTTGCGTGAGCTTGCGGTCCAAACCCAGCAGGAGTCTGCAGCTTTGCGCACCTTGCTCCAGAAGCGATCCTGGAGGGTGGCACGCTGGGGCGGCTGCACGGTCCCTCGCCGCGTCCAGCGCACATAGTGCCTAGCACAGCACCACTTCCCGTGCGGCTGGCGCCCTGCGCAGGGGTCCACCACCTCGTCAGCCATCGTCCCCCTCCTCGTATGGATCTTGGTCAAACCAAGCGCGGTCTCGGCGCGCCGTCTCGTGCGGGTCGTCTTCCCACCAGTCCGCCCGGCCGGGCTCGGTCGGCGACGGGGTGGGTGGGGTGGTCATGCGCGGTCCTTGCGCTTGTAGGCGGCGAGGCGGCAGTGGATGCCCCACCAGGTCACATGCTGCGGCGCCACGGAGACTTCGTTCCATTCGGCGTCCAGCAGTTCGTAGAACTCATCGTCGGCCGTGCAGCCACCCCAGGACTCCCCGGCGTAGATCAGCAGGTCGCCCTCGTAGAGCGATAGGGCATGCCGGGCATGCTCACCGCCATAGGGCGGCCACACCATCAGCAGAGCCCGATCCTGGTGGTGCTTCACGGCGGTTGCGTCGTCGCGGAGCACGGTCGTGTACGGGCCGGCCTTGCAGTACGTGTTGTCCTCGGCGGCCGGGTGCGGGTCGTAGGCGGCAACGTCGATGCCTGCCTGCTCAAGTTGCCACGCCCAGTAGCCGGTTCCGGCACCGATCTCGACGACGGATCGGCCAGCAAGCTGGTCGGCAATCCACGTCACGTCACCCGGCGAGATGATCGACCAGGCGTAGCGGGTGGCGAGCCCCTGGCGCCCGGCGCCTATCGCGTCCAGCCTGGCGGCCTCGCCCTTATCGAACGCCAGGTAGGTGTATGTGGGTTCGAGTCTGCCGTCATGCCAGTCAGGCTCGGCGGGCATCCACCGGACGACGTCCCACAGCGGGTTTGTGACTCCGTCAGGGGTGGTCTGGTCCTGCTCGCTGCTTGCGATCGGCCGGTACGGCGACCGGTGAGAGGAGTAACGCCGGGCTCCGGCGCCCTCCTGCTCCCATGCGGCCCGAAGCTGACTGATGACCGATTCGGGATTCATTGCGGCCCCCTCTTCATCGTGACGAGCGAGACCTTCTCGGCGATCACGGACAGGTCGCCCTCGCGGTAGCCGGGGTGGAAGACGCTGATCGTGTACTCGCTGCCGCCGGGCTCCTCGGACAGGAGCCGGATCTCCCGCATGGCGTCCCGCATCTGCTGCAACGCTTCCTCGGGCGACGGGGCGTCGACGCGGACGGCGAGCGGCTTCCCGGGCTGGCCTTCGACGGCAACCTGCACGCTCCAGACGCTCATCGTTCTTCCTTCCGTCGTATCTGCTTTGGCAGGTCGCCCGCCCCGTACACGGTGCGCGGGTTCCATGCGGCCAGCTGCTTGTTGGCGCGGGCGAGGTCGGCGAGCGCGTTCTGTCGGCCTTCCTCGTAGCGGGGCGGCCGGCACAGGTGCAGCCGGCGGATCGCGTCAGCAGCCTCGGCGATGGCGGCCTGGATGTGGTCGGGGTAGGCGCGGCCGATGCGGGTGGCGAGACCGTCCGAGACCGGGACGTCCGTGCGCGGGAACGCGATCACGACGGGTCCTCCTTCACGACCCCGGCGAGCCAGTCGTCACCCTCGACGAACTCCGGTCGGTGTTCACGCCAGTTGGCCAGCGCCTCGTCGACTCCCCGCTGCATCCAGTCGTTCCATCCGTGCATCTGGATGTTCCAGCGCCAAGACGCTCGGACGTTCTCGTAGGCCTCGCGGCTGAGGTCGTGCCCGGATGTGGCGTCGATGTCGTCGAGGTCGCGTCCCATGGCGATGCACAGGGCGATACGGGCGTCGTTCATGGAGGTGCGCTGCTCGACACCCTCGACCGACGCGAGCGTGTCTCGCTGGCGGGCCAGCCGCATCATCCGCAGCCGCGCGTTCCTGGTGGCCTTGTCGCACATAGGAGTCTCCTGGGCAGCGAGCACGAGTCGGGTGGGGGCTTCACCGTCCGGGCTTGATCACGGCGCTCGCCACAGCGAGTGCGGCGACGGCAGCCGCGAGGGCGACCATCAGGGCCTGGCGGTGCTCCCACATCGTGCGGACGATCTCGAATGCGTTCATGGCGGGCTCCCTCGGGTGCGGATGTGCGGTGGATCGGCGGGCCCGGCCTCCCCCGGCCGGGCCCTGGGGTGGATCAGGCGGCCGGGGCGGTGAGCTGGCGCGCCATGTCGGCGAAGAAGCGCTCGCCCTCGCCGACGTTGGTGATGCCGGCGTCGACCATGTCGCCGAGCAGGGCGCACAGCTGCCAGGGCGTCAGGGTGGTGGTGTGGGTGATCACGGATACGTCGGCGCGGCCACCGGTGATGTGCTTGGTGTAGGAGACCTGGGCTGCGAAGGCGGCCTGGAAGGACTCCGCGCGCTCGCCGGTGTAGCAGCCGGGGTAGTAGGTCGCGTTGCGGACGCATTCGATGATCTGGGCGTGCAGGTCGACGCCCTTACGGAAGCGGCGGGTGCGGGCGCCGATACCGAGGTTGCTCCGCATGATCTTTGCGAACTGCTGGCCCTTGGTCATTCCCGTCTCCCCTGCTGGTCTCCCTGGCGATGACTCCATAGTTGCATCCTCATGTTGCATCGTCAAGAGGTCTTACAAGGTGACAACTTTGAGATGCACCGCTAGGGTGCCTAGTGGAGATGCGACAACGCGTGGCATCCTTATGGGCATGACCGCGACCGAGAAGAAGCAGCAGGCAGCACGCGACCGGCTCGACGAACTCAGCGCCGCCTTCACGAAGGCCGACGAGGAACTCGAAGCCGCCCGCGCCGCCCTGAACGAGGGCATCGTCGACGTCCTCAAGGCCCGCACCCTGGGGCCCTCGGAGGTCACTCGGCACGTCCCCTACGAGCGCCAGCATGTCGGGCGCATCTCCAAGGCAGCTGGCATCCCGCCGCTGCGCGAACGCACCGTTGTCAGCGCCAAGAAGGCAGCCGGAGGCGGGACCTCCGAGTAGGGAGAAGCCAGTGCCAAAGCACCCCGGACGGACCGCGCTCTACCGGCTCTTTGATCGGGACGGACGCCTGCTGTACGTCGGCATCAGTCGCAACCCGGACGTGCGTTGGGGGCAGCACTCTTTGACGAAGGACTGGTGGCACGAGGTAGAACGTCGCGAGACTAAGTGGCTCGCTACTCGGACCAGGGCGGAAGACGCGGAGCGCCAGGCGATCCAGACCGAGCATCCTCGTTACAACACACAACACCGCTGGACATCACCTCCGTCGAGCGGGATCAAGATCCCAGAGGACCCCGCCGAGCTGTACGCCAAGTACAGGAAGGCCCTGGAAGAGCGGCGCGCGCTGGAACCACAGATCAAGGCCATCGCCGCGCGCGCTCTTCGCGAAGGTGCCCCGGTAGGCCAGCTCGCCAAACTCACCGGCATGACCCCCGAGGTCTTCCGCCGCATCGCCCGCACCGAGGGCGTTCAACGCCGACGGGAACCCACCGTCGGGCGGGAAGCCGAAGCCAAACGCGCAGGCAAGGAGCCCAAGTGATCGACACCGAGAAGCTCACCGAAGTAGCCCGCGAGGAACTCGCCCGCCTGTGGAGTGACCTCGAAACGGCACGCCAGCATGCCCTCAACGGCCAGTGGTCCGTGGCCTGCGACGACATCGAGGAACGCATCAAAGCGCTCACGCCTTTGATCGGCCCGACACCTTGGGGTGACATCCAGATCCCGCTGCTCGAACTCGGCATCTACCAGCGCATCCACGCCGACCTCGGCATCGACGGGCCGGATGTCGGCGTACAAATGAACGTGCACCACCTCGTACGAATGAGAGTGCACCAAAGTTGA